GGCATGACTGAATTCTGGTTTCGTCCGTATGAGGCACGCCATCAGGTCTACTACCAATCGTTGTTCCACCTGTGGTCGCACGCTCTTCTTCAACCCACAGGCGCACACCTAGAATATCTGTTACATCTTCACCAATATGATATAGCTGATTTACACTCTTCTTCCAATCCCATAGTGCGGAACAACTTTCTACAGGTAATACTAAGCCCTGACTTAATGCACCTCTCATACGTTTTGTCCTGAGTCGATACCCCTCACCCAGAATAGGATTAACTTTATATGAACTTGCCCTCAGAAATTCAAATTCAGGCGTACAAGGAAGGAATGAATCAATCTCAAAATATACGCATGGATCACCTTCTTTAAACTCGCCCTTCTTAGCTACGCACTGCCAACCAAGAACATGTACAAGTTCAATCGCATCTGCGTTCTCAATTGGTTCAATCTTCCAAATTTTCTGAATACTTGCTAGTTTTCTGCTCATTTTATTCTATCACCTCTTCTTTTAATTTTACCGACTCTGCTGTTTTGTTATCTGAGATATATACCTTCTCAAATCTTTCAAACAATGCTTCGACATTATCGTCATGATATTCATTCCAATGTGTAAGCATTAAAGAACATGTTATATAGTCCATATTAAATTTGGTAAAATGCAGACCAAGTGCAAGCGCCATATCAAGACAAATATTATCCATCATTTCTTTTACTGGCAACAAACCATATCTTAAATGTCCCTGACATGCATTAAAAACATTAGTCTGATCATATATCATGGGATTAATGTCTCGTTTATCACATGCCTTTAAAATATCGCCATCACCATGTCTTGTCATATAAGTTCTTGATATATAACATATCTCGATATCTTTTTTTTCAAACTCAAAGGGTTTTATTTTTTTAATCATATTAACAGCATATTCAACACCAGTATTAGATGGTGTGCAATACTTCCAATCTTTTTCTGAAGTATATTGCTGTCCAATCATTAACCCCTGACCATTTTCAAAGATGATATTATCATATCTATTTAATATTACATCGTTAGTCCAAATTACATGATTAGATAAGAAAATCATGTCGTCAATAAAGTGACGCTCTAAACCAGCTTTATTGAAGCGACTCTCTAAACCAGTTCTCTTAATTGATGTTGATAGTAAATCCAAATCTTTTTGATAATACTGTATTATATCTTTGAAAGTTGATCCATTATAGGAAGTTAAATTATACGCTTCTTTAAAACTTAAAGCAAATACATCATTATTATATCTTTCTAAAGTTTTCCAGAAGCCACAACCTGTGCTATTATACGCTGTTGTTCTTTTTAATTCTGCTAAATTAGCAAGGATATCCCAAGGCGTTACAAACTTACAATCAGGATGCATATATACCTTAGGAGTAATGCCAAATTCTCGCTGAAGCTGCACATATTCTTCTGCAAATTTTATGGGGTTGACCACAAAATATTTTGAAATATACGTGTCAGCCCCACGAAATGTAGCAGAACTAAAATGACTAAATACATGGTGCTTGCCATCGAAAGTGTCTACTGTATGCGCTCTCTGAGAAGAACCATTTGTTAAAACTCCAAGAATATTCCCTTCAGCTTTTGAGGCAAAATAATCTGTAGCCAAACCTTTTCCTTCGTCTCCCCCAAGTGCACCCACTATAATTTTAATCTGCTGTTCTTTCATTTAATTATCACCATGTAATATAATCAGATTCAGTTTTCTCAACATTCGGCACTGCTTCTGTCTGAGTGCCACCATTTACAGAATCCTCAATACAGTCAACAATAGTCATTGGAAGTCGTTCAATAGTAGATACTTTCAGACGATCTCCAAGGACAGGCTTAAATGTTCGATTAATAGCATTTTCATACCAAGAATAACTATCCGCAGGATCATCAACGGCAATATGATAAATATCGAATCTCTCAGTTGCCATTTTATATAATTCTTCTGTTCTTACATCTGCTTCAACAGTATCGCCAAAAACGGCATTTACTTGTTTTTTATATAGAATAGGATTAAGTGGCTCATCACCCATGGTAATAATGATGCCTTTTTTACCACGCTTCCAACAATCAAGTTTCGTGTGCTTCAATCCAAAGTACCAAGCAACGGTATAGGATTCATAGCCATTTCCACCACCACCATGTTCAATATAAATCTTATCAAGATGCTCTGCAATTTTAACATCTACTTCAAACTGAGATACCTGTACAGGTGCTTTGTCACATTCCAAATCACCAATACCAGCAACTAAAATTTCAATATCATTGTACCTTTCATAAAGGCTTGTCATAATCTGATTAAGCGCTTGAGCAGTTCTAATGCATGCACTATCCATGCTTCCGGTCACATCAAGTGCTAAGATTACAGGAATAGTATTAGGATGCTCATCATAATCAACGCACTCTCTCATGACTTTATAAGGTGCCAAATCTTTATGAATACGTTTCTGATCATAATAATCATGTAGATTTGTGGATGTTACAAGTCCATCTGTGGTAACACTTCTACCACGGCTATTAGAATAATTTACAAAACTACTTGTGGTATAAGTCCCTTTACTCATTCTTCTTCATCCTCCTGATTATTTTCTTCTACCTCTTCTACATCATTGCCAAAATCGAACATTCCATCAAAATTGAACATATCACCAAAACCACCGTTGCCCATCATACCAAGCATCATTAAATTACCCAAACCATTGTTGGTGCTACCATTTTTACCATCCATCATTTCAGACATCACCTTATACTTCATGATGTTCTCAAAAGCGTTCTTCTTACCTTTATTCTTAGAAAAGTTAAACATAGAAACAATCTTACCATAGAAATAAGTATTGCCCATAAACATATGGCGCTCAGGAAGAATCTGCTCCACTGTAGAATCCTCATAATTAATTACGGTAATAAAAGAAGGATTCACATCCACAACGCACTTAGGCTTACGACCACCGCCTTTGCCCTGAGCAAGAATAATATCGCCCTTCTCAACTTTGTTCGTAGGAATTACGAAGAAGAATTCCTCACCGATGTCAAAGACGAAATTATTACAATTAATCAGCTTGCCAGTCTTAGTGTTATAAGACTTGTAGCCGCTTGTTGTGCGAACAGCAATGTTACCATTCACATCAAGTCGAATATTGCCCGGATCAATTCTACCAAACATTCCATTAAAAAAATCAGTGTTCATCCTTTTACTCCTTTATTTGTTTGTTTAATTATTTGTTACTAAATACCCCTACAGGGACTCGAACCCTGAAGCCTTTCGGCATTGGTACTTGAAGCCAACGTGTTTGCCAATTTCACCATAGGGGCGTGTCACGAGCATTAGAATCTCGTGAGATCAATATTGTCTTTAAATCTTTGCATCAGTTCCTCAGGAATCTCATATGTAAGCCAGTTTCTTGACGCCAACATATCACACTCATGAATCAACATATCCACGTCATTCTGAGGTTTCTCCATGATTCCTTTACGTATCTCGCCACCATATTCACGGACTTTGTATTCATTCCATTGACCAGAATGCCGTTCACACATTTCACAAAGTCGCCGTATTTGATATTCTGGCAACGAGTGTTTAAAATTCTTTTGCTGATTAATCTCTGCAATGCGCTTCGCAGCCATAATAGGATGTTCACTGGTAGTGCGCGTTCTCATACCATATCGTCCATACTTGTTCATATCGTGCAATGCAGGAACACAACGCATCAAGTCTCGTGTTATTGAAGAGCTGAATTTCTTTTGATTGTATTCCAGATCAAGAAGCATATTCAAAATATCAAAAAACATATAGATATGAATAAGTTGCCCGTAATCCCCAACCTGCTGTCTATTATGAAATTTACCAGAACTACTGGCTGGTTTATAAAAAATTGCATCTGGGATAAATTGAACTATTTCTTTAAAGAATTCAAGTATATATCCATTTTCGAACTTTTCAAACATTGGTTCGAAGACCGCTACCTTTTGTTCGTTTGTTATAAGCATATCTGCCACCTTTCTTTAATAGTGGGCTATGAACAGCGCTAACTGCCCACAGCCCTAATGGAGGTATTAATATAATGATATTGTATCCGTTTAATTATTGTTTGTCAACATCTTTTTAATCTCGTCTGTTAATTCATCATAATCAGATAGCCTATAAAGTTCTTTTAAGATTCTATCACAAGCCATATTAAAATGTCCAACTACAAGATCAACTACTTCAACACCGCTAAGATTCTGTTCTTCAATATCATGAATAATATTTTCTCGTGTCTTAGGCGAAAGCCATTTTATAGCTTCAAAAATATTCATTTTTATCTCCTGTTATATAATTTTTGTATAATTTTTTCATAATTGTCTTTTTGATGTGGAAATATACAATCAGAACAATCTTTAATTCCATATTCTAAATAGTGAAAATTCCCTCCACAATTTTCATTTAACATATATAAAGGACAATAACAGAATAAACAATTAAAATTATCTATATCTTTCATTTTATGACAGGGGAAATATTCACATTCAGTGTTTTGAAAAAATGCATAATGCTTATTAATCACACTTTGACCATCCACAATCTTTGCAAGTATTACAGCCACCTTCAAATACAAGATTGCCACCACACTGAGGGCATTTAGCAATTGAAGATATAATCTGAACTGGTTTAGTAATTTTTACAGATTGTTTATCTTCTTCATAATCATCTATCAAATCACTCATAATCTCATTATGCATATCAATTAATGCATTCCCAATAGCCACAGGACAACAACTGCCCTTAGAGGTGTCATGCATTGTTGCTGTTCTAACCGCATAAGAAGGACAAGTTCCACTCGATTTAAGCTGATCTACAATAGAATTAATATCAACGCCACCACGAGCAGAAAGTGAAATCATACGAGACAACCCGACCATAAAATTGTTGCATCCACCTGTGCTGCCCTTTGACAAATACGTTTCAAGCAAATCCCCTGTATCAGGATCAAAAAATGCTTCACAATGTAAAGTGCCACAACCTGTTTGAAGTGTGCGTTTCTTACCAATACAATTATCGTCAGCCTTAATAATCATACCACGTTTAAGTTCAGAAGAGGTATCTTCTTGCTCATTGGTATCTGTTGTACCTGTAGTCAAAATACCCAATCTAGCACATCCATCACGAAAAATAGTAATACCTTTAAGACCTTTTTTCCATGCATACAAATAAAGTTGTTCAATTTCTTCAACAGTAACTTCATTTCTTAAATTAATAGTTGAAGAAATTGCAGTATCCACATACTCTTGAAGTGCTCCTTGAAGATCAACTCTATCATGCCAATTCACCTCGTGAGATTCTATAAAATAATCAGGGATTGTATCATTTCCAGTGATATTAAAATAATCTTGAATAATTCCTGCGTACACTGTATAGTACTTATCTTCTCCATTATTTAATGATTCAGTCTTTCTCTGATAAGATTTTGCAAACAATGGTTCACATCCTGTTGATATGTTAAGCATTGTAGCAATAGAACCAGATGGTGCTATAGAAAGTAAACTACAATTTCTTAAACCATATTTAGATAATTCCTCATAATCAAAATGATTTGCAACTTTTTGAAATAATTCAGAATTTAGGACTTTTGAATCCCATCCGGGAAACGCTCCTTTTTCTTTTGCGAGTATATTACTTTCTTGAATTGCACCAATTAGCATGACTTTCATAATCTCATTAGCATATTCAATCGATATTTTACTTCCATATTTTAAACCCAATTTTGCAAAAGCATCGTATAGCCCCATAATTCCAAGCCCGCAATTTCGATATTTTAAAGCCATTTCTTTTTGTTCTTGAAGTGCATGATTGTCTGCATTTTCATCGATAATATTATCTAAAGCCCGAATACAAATACGAGTTGCATCTTCTAGTGCCTTAAAATCAAAACTAGCCTTTGTAGTAAAGGGATTGTTAACAAATTCAGATAAATTAATACTGCCAAGATTACAGGCACCATGTTTGACCAAAGGCTGTTCTCCACAAGGATTACATGTCTCAATCTGATAATCATCAACAAATTCCATGAGATTATAATTTCTAAAACGGTTAGTAAAAATACAGCCGGGTTCTGCCCAATCCCAAGCTTTTTGCATCATTAATTTATATAATTTAATCGGTGTTACTTCATATGTAATATTATGACCTTCATAATTTTTAGTAATCGTTTTTGTTATAATTTCACCTGTGTCATAATATACTTGTACGCATTTCATAAAATCATCATCAATTTCAACAGAAAGATTAGCTTTTTGGATGCGTCCTTCCTCAGATTTAATTTTAATAAAATCTTCAGCCTCTTTATGCCAAATATCAAGGCTCATAAGAAGAGCGCCCTTACGACTTCCACCTTGAGAAATTGATTCAGTAACACGATTGTAAATTTCCATAAAAGGAATAATACCATCTGATTTAAATTGATTGCTATTAATCCCACAACCTTTTGGTCTAATTTTACTTAATGATATACCTTGACCACCTTGTGCTTTGAATGTATGAGCAATATCTGTAGCCGCTTGCATTAAATCATCTAAAGAATCTTCTACAAAACCTCTGCTATAACAATTACTCATACTCGCCCGTTTTCCAGTTCCTCTATTAGCAAGAATGCGTCCACCAAAAAGAAATTTCTTTTCTTCTATCAACTGTCTTACTTTTTTATCGCCACCACTGACTCTATCAAGCCAATGATCAAAAGTCTCTCCCTCAAATTGATATTTATTCTTAAAAATATCAATACCAAGCGTATTATCTTTTCCAAGCCATTCTTCAACTGTCATATATTCAACATTCTCCTTCTACATAATCTAAAATCTCTCTCACGACATCTCCAACTTCAGTCCCCTCGTCATTCCAAATAATCTTCTGAGCAAAAATATCCATGACAGAAAAATCAATGCCATCTGATTCAATTCTTCTAGCAACTTCCTGTTTCTTATCGCCACGTCTTTTTGCACGTATTCTGATAGTATCGTTATTACATTTGAGATACACCACTCTGAACTCAACAGAATTATCTCGTTTAAGTTCGTACATCTTATCAACACCAGACGGACTCAGGATAATAACTTTTTTCTGTTTATCTCTTACTTTAAGTACATCCTCTTTAGCGCTGCCATAATACCAAGTATCACCAGAAGCTACTTTATATGTTCTATATTCCAAAAAGAATCCATCCTTAATTTTCCCCTCGAAATCTTCCTTAGAAATAAAATGATAATCTACACCATCAGTTTCACCTCTTCTCTTAGGTCTGGTAGTATATGTCACCACCTTTTTAAAACCTTTATTAATTAATCTTTTTACAACAGTGTCTTTACCAGAACACATTTTACCACAAATAACTAAAAGCATATTTAATTATCCTCTTCTTCTTTGCACATTTTTCGAAGTTTAAAGACCATATCTACGATACCGCCCATGCGCATAGCAGACTCAGCCTGATCTTTGGCATCGGTGCCATAGATTACATCAGTCTCTTCTTTAAGCAGTTCGTAGCCCGCCATCATTACATCGTAAAATCCAATCGTTTTCATTACACACATCCTCCACAACATCCCCAAGGTACATTTGCATTAAATACTTCATCAATCTCCTCAGCGTATTTTACAAATTGTTTCGGCAATTCATCTTCATTGATAATCCATTCTTCACGATAGGGTTCGTAATTATTTGAAAAACCACCACCGCTAGACCAAAACGGATTATATAAAGGTTTATCATAAGATTTAAGTAAGTTGGTGCCTCTAAAATTCCAATCATAACCGAAATAATAATCTTCGCCATCAATATTTAAACACAAATATCCACAACATAAACTATGACCATTACCACTATATGTTACAAATTTTACATGTTGAGTATTTTGCTTGTTTATATTTTTCTTTTTTGATAACAATTTATTTTACCTCAATAACAATGACTAATCGGCTTAATTTCACTTTCAAGTTTACTCAGCATCTCTTCATCATCTGTAACAGGAATCACACTTACATAATTGCCAAGTAGTGAAGTAACTCCAAGAAAAGATTTAGCATCAATAGTTTGTGTTCTATAAACAACATCAATATTAATTGGATACTTATCACAAACATTTACGAGATTCTGTGCGTCATCAAGGGTCTCAATTTTAAAAGCAATTAATTTCATTTTGTTTTAGTTCTCCTTATTTTATTATAAAAACATTCGTTAGGATTCCATAAATATATTGCAAGCCATATCCAATAAATTACGAGCCATATATTAGCATTAATATTATATGTAATACAATAGTATGTTTGTATTGCAAGCGCTATTCCTATAAATACCATAACACGTCCTAATTTGGTAAACATTACTTCTCCTTATAAGGCTTACATTTCTCTTTCCAAGCAACGATTTCAAACTCAGTTTCATCAATCTGATAACTTTCTTCCATGAACCACACGTCTTCATGCCATCCTCTTGGAACATACCATGTATCGGTGAACTCATCCCAAACAAGATCGTCATCATCATAATCGTCCCAATTGTAAGCGCTATCTTCTACAGGAATAGAACCGTCCTCATAAAATGCGTTACATGTTGCATACCAATACTCAGATGGATTGTTGCGCTTTTTCCATCTGAATGTGATTTCAACAGGCTTCTCAGATTTAGGAAGCCTGTCAGTTACTTTAATCCAATCTTTGTTACTTTCTGGCATAATTTATTTTCTCCTTAATCAATTTTTTTAACATATTTTGTACCACCAAAAATACTACCTACAAGTGCCAATATAAGCCAAATACCAAATGCCAGTTTCCATGAAAAAGCAAAACCGAACGCCCAGCAAATACCCTTAATAACAAGTCCTGTAATTCCAAAACTAATTCCATAACAAATAGCAACAATTATAAGGGTTACAATTATTCCAATTACCATAATCAATTCTCCTTATTATAAAACCATTCATTGTACTTTTGATAACGTTTGTTAATATCAGTTATATCTTCTTTAGACCAATCTTTTGTAAGTCTGTCCCAAAAGCCACAACCATTAAAGCATTCAGAACAACATCCTCGATAAACACAATGTGGAACCAAAACATCCGATTCAATAGGATGTGTTTCATGAAGTTTACGTTTAAAATCTTCACCCAATTTTCTAGCTTCGTCTGTAGCTTGAAAACACAATCTTTTACGCCATGCATCAATTAAATTTTGCATATTTGCAAATCCGTCAAAATTAACGGGTGCATCTTGAGGTGCTTTATTGCGATCATAATTTTTCTGTCTATCATTGCGCTGAGTACTAATAAACTTTTCAAATTTGTGTCTAGCCCATTCAGCATGAACCCAATATTTAATACCTTTCCAACTCCAATCAAATTCAAGAAGCCTAATTGGAGAATGTTCAGAAAAAAGAATCTTTTTCTTAAAGGTATCAGTGGCATTATTACTTGTAAAATCTTTGTTATCAGTGGTTCGACAATGATTTTTTACTCTACGCCAAGTTTCGTCCGATGGCATAAAATTAAATTCTGTAATCATTTAATATTCCTTTCTTAATCTAAAACAATAGTTCTCCACTTCTTATTCTTCCAGTATTTCCACTGAAAATCTTCACCAAACGCTCTGGTTTCAATATCTTCAATCTTATCCATACCCAAAAGAAAATCCCTTATTTTCTGCACTTCCTCAGGAGATTTGCTGTAAATCTTCGCCCAGCGCTGCAAATCATGATCAATCTGTTCAATAGACCATTCTTCATCAGTTAATTCAGACTGACGTTTCCACTCAGCTTCCTGCGCATCAATAACAGCTTGTGCCTCTTCATAGGTTTTAAAAGCATTATCCTTCTGAAGAGTCACATACGGATAAATGTAAGTTGAATTATCATGTTCTTTTCTAATACGCCAACCAAGTTTCTTGTCTATTTCTGAATGTGGAACAGTCTGATCGTAATCTTTAAGATAAACGACAATTCCATCTCTAAGTGCTCGTTTGATATCATCTGGATTATCAATTCTATAAACAGTTGATACTACATGATCACGAGCACGCCATTCTACTTCAAACAATTGAGTATTATATGTCCAACCTTTAGGAAGTTTCTCCCAATGAGTATACTGAGGGAAATCCTTATAAGGAATGCCATTAATATAACGATTATCTTTAATGTGCAATCTTTCAGCACATACTGCGTCTGAAAATTCTTCATCTACAATGCCATAATCAATATAATATTCATAAGGCGAACGTCTACGGCGTTCAACCCAATAAACTACATCTCCTGACTGAAATTTCATTCCTTTTTAATCTCCTTCCACAATGGTAAGAACAGTTATTTGATACTCTGTTAGTATAACTGTTCTTACCACATTTGTCAATCAGTATTTAATTTTTACTTCTTAAAAGACTAACTTAGGATGTGCAATCTCATATAAGGCATCCTGTAAATGAGTTTGTTTATGGCTAATGGCTTCCTGTGCCACGCCATATCGCAAAGCGCTTGTCTGGCATACGAGATAACATTTCTTCTTAGCACGAGTAATGGCTGTATAGATAAGCTGACGGGTCAAAAGACTATATGACGCAAAGTCAAAGTTAAAGATTACATTATCTGCTTGTGAACCTTGAAATTTATGCGCTGTAATGGCATATGCCAAATCAAGCTGATTCCAATAATCTTTCGGAATACTAACTCTACCGATTCCAACAAAATCAATAATCATAACATCTACAATTTCGCCATCTCCATTCTCTTCAATCGTAATATCTTTGATAATACCAATATTACCGTTATATACAGTAGGATCAACTTTATAGTTGTTTACTGTGTTAATCACCTTATCACCTACTCTGAATATTCTCACTCCAGAACTAATGGTCATAACAGATTCCTCTTTAAGACCATCTTTTGCAGGATTATACAACTCTTGAATATCATTGTTTAGAGTGTATGTATTAGACACACCACGCTTCTTAACAGGAACGATAATCTGAGTCTCCATAATATCAAAATCTTTTTGAGCATAAAGTCTCTGAAAATATTCCATAACTTTATAAAAACTATTAGAAGAATCTAAATAACAATCCAATACAAGATCTTTTAATTCTCCACGAACCTCGGTGCCGCTCCAATCTTTATCTACAATCTGTTCACCATGTCTAACAGCGATACTATTTGTAATAATTGCAGATTTAGCAGCTTGACGATGAATCTTTGTAAGATGAACATCAAGAATTTCTTCTGAAGCAATCATATCATATGCTACGTTACCACAACCTATAGCCTCAAGCTGGCCAACGTCTCCAAGCATGATTAATTTTGAACCAGAAGGAATAGCACGAATCAAATAATAAAACAATTTAGCATCAACCATAGAAATTTCATCTAAAATAAAGATATCATATCCCAACTGCCTATCTTGATTATATAAAAAACCCTGATAGCAATCATCTCCTTTAGGATAGCCCAACAGTCGATGAATCGTAAAACCTTCTTCACCTGTGACTTCAGCTAATCTCGCGGAAGCACGACCAGACAAAGCACACATCACATGAGAATAGTCAGGAATTGCCGCTAAAATTCCACTTACTAGCGATGTCTTGCCACAACCTGCCCCAGCATGAATAAGTAAAACATTATTCTCAAGCCCCATCTTAATGCCATTCATTTGCTCATCCGTAAATTCCCAACCTTGTTCTTGTTCTAGTTCTTTAATCCTATCTTCCCAACCATCATATTTAAAATCAGATTCTGCGTCTCTAATTCTTAATAACTCAGTCGCAATCTGTTCAGACAGCCATCTAAAATAAGGTAATCCAATCTTGGTTTTTTCATCATCGTACCAAAGGTCGAGACTTCTAATCGCTTTAGTAATTGTACTATCTTCAACCTCTTCACCAATTTCATCAAGAATTGCCCCAAGCAACTGATCAGGCGTCACCCAAGAAATACCATTATCACCACTCATCTTCAAATAGTATTTAATGTATTCTGCGACACGGGTTTCGCCCAATGGATCGATGCCACCTTTTAAAGCAATCTCATCAGCTTTTTTCCAGCCCAGTCCATTAACTTCATTTACAAGAACGTATGGATTATTTTTAACCTTATCAACTACCAAATCAGGCGAATGATATGTAGACATAAGTCTGTTCACCACGTTATTTGTGAGATTGTAATCTTCTAGTTCTATATAAATTTTAGCACGGTCATAATGTTCATGGAACTTATGGCACCAATATGTTGCAGTTTTAAGAGCACATCCTTTAATTTTAACTAGTGACTCCATGTCACGTTTCTTCAGTGCTTCAAATGGATCTTTCAAAGCTTTATACATACAATCAATTTGATATGGCGTATACAATGAACTCAAATATTTTTTCTTTCCTGTATCATCGTCCCCAAATTCAATCGCCGTATACATAGATTGAATTACATACTGGTCTCCCCACTTAGGATCTGACGCAAAATCTGCAACAATTGTATATTGGCACCCTTTTATTGGTTCAGGCATCTGACCTTTAAATACCATTAAATCACCTTTATAAATATTTTTTCCAGAACGTACTCTATCAATAGAACATTTAATGATTCCCCAATTATCTTTATAATAGGGAATATATTCTACAGAAGCATCTACTTTAATTCTTTTATCATCACTCATCTTCTACTTGAACCCTTTCAGTCTGTAATTCCATCCGTCCATCTGGAAGAATGTTTTTAATCAAATAAACTGTGTGTTTGTAAATAGTATCTTTATAAATCAAAGGAAAGAACTGGTCATCTCTGCGAATACCAGAAATAAGAAGTTTATTCCCACGCTTGAGCCAACTGTCTTCAAGAACTTTCTTTTTACCGTCTCCTAACGGCTGTGAGATACGCTTATTATAAAATGCGTAATTACCTTTATAAAATTTAACATTAACCACACCATAACACGTAAGTAGAGCAACAGAATGTCTATTATTATCGCTACGAAGAACAGTTCCAGCAATCCTCGTAATACGATATTTAGGAACACGCTTCCACTCACCATCAACTTTACGACTATACCAGTCATACGGTTCAGGTTCTTCTGGCAAATTGAAGTAATTTACGATGCCATAATATTTCTCATCAACATTTGCCAGTTCATGTTCCTGATCATAAAAACAACATGCCTCCATGTTCCACGATGCTTCAGTGCCTGATGCTTTTTCTTCCCAAACAGATTTAAAGAAAGCATTGTTATACGCGTCAAGTGCTTCTTGTGAGCTAAACCAATCACGCAAAGGCTGAATCAGTACATCACACTCTTTAATGAATTTCTTTTCTGAAATAATATAATATCCATCTTTAACATCAATCACAGAATCTTCAGAAAAGAATTTGTTGAATACAGGTTGTGATACTTCATCTAAAATAAAATAGCGGTCATGATAACCACGTTTAGGAAGTTTTTTATCAGGATTAATATAAAGTTTATACAGCCCCTCATCATCCAATACGTATTGCTTAATCTTAATGCGATTAAGGTTGTCCCTAAACTGTTCTGGAATAATGCCAAACTCCTGCATCTTAGGAAGCTGCGTCATCGTTAACTTTGACAACGGTTCAAAGCAATAGTTGCGAAGATACCATTTCATTGTTTTAAAACGGTCTGGGTCATGTAACATTAGGAAACAACCACCTTTGATTAGTTTAATCATTTGAGCGGGATGAATAATTTTGGTATCGAGCATTCGGGCAGCAAAATCATCCATTGAAGTATACGGAGCATTCTGAATTATCGCTTGAGCAAGTTCGGTGTTTACACCATTGATACCCTTCATGCCAAATTCAATTTTTTCATCCTGCGCATTCGGTACAAATTCAAATTGTGGATTATTAATATCAGGATTTGAAATCTTAACCCCTTCATGTTGAATAAGAGCGATAGCAACTGCCATTTTGCCATAATCAGTAGCATCATTAGCATCTGAGTTGTATGATCCTGAACGCACAATAAGATTAGCCGTCTGCCAATAAATAGGATTGTATTTATAATTGAGCCACGCTTCTTGCAAACCAATACATGAATACCCAAGGGTGTGTGCCTTATTGAATCCATAACCCCTCTGGGTATATATTAATTGATACCAAACATAATTTGTTAAATTAGGAGAAAGCTGTTTTTCTTCAGCATTTTCAAAAAATTCTTTCTCCAATTGTTCAAAATCTTTAGGATTCTTTTTTGCAACAGCTTTTCTTAATCTGTCAGCCCACCCTAAATCAAAGCCGCCGATTTTAGGATGCATCGTAAGTAATATTAAATATTCTTGTGCTTCACAAACACCATAAGATATGCCAATAATATCTTTTAAAATATTCTGTTCCTCTTCGGTTAATCCATATTCCGTCATTTCATCATACCAAAGTTGAATATTTTCATGAAATTTAGCATATTTTTCAAGTGGCATTTCATCCCCTTTATTCTGGGGCATAAGTCGAATAACGGAATTAATAGTAGCAAGGTCATCTATTGAGTGGGGCTTAACAAGACTTAAAGCTTTTTTCCCACTATCTTTATCAAACTGAAATAGGTTTATTACTTTTTGATTACCAACCAATTCCCACAATTTAGGCGTATCTCTTTTAATATTATAAATTCCTAAATATTTAAAATATGTATCTTTTAAATTTCCTTGCCATACAATAAGACCATCTTTAAGTAAAAGATTTAACGTAGCATGAAGTAAATCCGCACCATCTACTGATAATTCATCAATTTTAATTAATGATACCGCCTCATCACCGTGTAGATCAAATTGAGTAATGATGTCTCCAGAATTTGTTCTCATTAAAGCAGTAGACTCTACAAGAGGTTTATCACAAATAATTATGCCACCTGCATGAGATCCGATTCCACTAATCAATCCCTCAATTTTTTGTGCTACATCCCAAAGTTCGGGTCTTGCATCCATTTCTCTGACAAAATCAGGGACAGGTTCATAATCTTCATTGCCATAATACATAGTCTTTAAACTGCGTGCCTGTCCCCTATCAAATACAACAAGAGAAGCGATATAAGAAGCTATATCATTAGAAATTCCAAGACCTCGACTTGCGGTAAGAATCGCACTTTTGCTTTTTTCAGTCTGCAAAGTTAATACTCTTGATACTCTATCTGACCCATAAGTGTCAATAAATTTTTGGATTACAGCTTCACGTTTAGCGGACTCTATATCTGTATCAATATCAAGAACGCTAACACGTTTGGGGTTAAGGAAACGCCAAGGATACATTTTAGTCTTTTCTCGTAAAGCATCTAATTGAATAATATCAAGTAAATACAATAAACAAAAACCACCGCCAGAACCACGAGATGGCATAACCAGACTGCCTGCATCCCAAGCTAATTGCACATAATCTCTAACTTGCATAAGATAACGAGACCATCGAACTTTATTAACCTCTGAAGATGTTTTTAAATAATTTAAACATTCATCTATCATTTCATATCCACGTTGACATTGATAATGAGAATTTTTACCATCAATTGAACGAAGCAATTCTCTTGTCATGTGTCTATCTGAAGGATATTCTGAATGATAAAAATAATCCAAAAGTGGAATATTATCTTTAAATTTAATATAAAGTTGTTCATCAGGTTCGGTAAGATCAAAAGGAATATAAGGCAATTCCAAATCTTTAGTTAATGAATAATACTGTATCTTATCATAAATAAGCATAGTATTATTTAATCCTAACTCAACCGCATCATACCCGATTGATTCATCCATATATTCGTGGATTTCATCTCTTGTCATGATATAAGTTGTAGCATAAAAATCATCAACTTCTCTATCGCCTTCCGCAGCCTTTAAGAATGCTTTATGAATTTCTCTATCTTCTTTTTTAAGATAGTGTGCATCCAATGTAATAATATAAGGAACGCCTAATTCCTGAGATAGCTGAATAATAGCTTTATTAACAAAAATCTGATCTTCATGTGGATTTGGTTGTATCTCTAAAAAGAAATAATCATTACCAAACCAATCAATCATTGTTTCAATCCAATAATTAATATTATCCCAGATTTGAGCACGCTTCATAGGGTCTTGTTCGTTTCGATACTTAATAAGTTGTCTAGGAATGCTTCCTCCCAAACATGCAGAGGAACCGATTAAATGTCCTTTATATTTCTCCAATAACTCCTGCAAATCAGAATAATAAGTCGGCACTCGATACATCACAGACATAAATGAATTGTTGACCCATGCCCTTGTACTCAATTCACGAATTGCTTTATGACCTTCCGCATCAAGAGCAATTAGAATAAAATGAGGGTAGAAATTGTTCCCCTTATTATCTGCGGTCACAGATTCGGGACACAAATAAATCTCATTTCCAAGACCCAGTTTAAATCCTTTATATTCTGGTTTATTCTTAACTGAATCGAAATATTTTAAAGCATCAAGATGACTGCCTATTGTCTCGTGCTCTGTCACAACACAGCCTGACCAGCCACACTGTCGATGATATTCAATAAAATCAGGGACTTTAATGATTGCGTCTCTGAGTCTATAATTCGAATGTTCTGTATGTCCATGACATGAAAACATATATCCACCCCTTAAAAAATCAATTTCCGCTTACCATTTAATTTTGTCTTGTTACCTGTATCAATTGTACTCTTTTTACTCGCATTGTCAAGAGCATTGTATTTTTTGTTTACTGCCCATACTTTATTCTCTGGTGTCCAGAGGCTATAATATTCACAGTCATTTTTAAACTCATGTGCTTTAGGATTTGTAATACTATAGCTACACCACGCACAAAGCGGGCTAGGTTTCGGCAACCAAATACCACTCTTCTTATTCTTGTCCATTTTATCAAGCGCATTATCAAGCGTCTTTTCTAATCGCTTTTCCCAACCATAACTCATAGCCATCTGATCTTCATCAATCAAAATAAAACGATATAAAAAACTCACTGGAATCTGACCAAGCAGATAATAAATTGCCATTGCGTAAATACCAAACTGAAGTGATGTTACAACTTTTGCTGATTCAAATTGTTTCTTGCTAGTCTTATAATCGATTGTTCTAAAACCTCCAAATTTATTAATATCCACTCTATCAATAAATCCATTAAAAATAACTCTATCTTTATATACAAACTCAAACGGCAATTCTGCATAAATAGGATGCCAGATTGAAGTATCATCCATTTCCTCATTAAGAACTTTTTCAAATACTACCATCTTTTCTTCATACGTCATTCCAGAGGCATTATCAGCCTCATACCATTCCTCAAAATATTTCCGCTTTAATTCATCTATTCCAAGGATATGCTCTTTTGTTTTCGCGTTTGTATCTATAGAACCATACTTTAAAATAAAATGAAGATAATCATAATCTACAGGTTTGCCCTCTTTAATATAATTACATTTAAGTTCAAGGATTAAGTGACATAGACTTCCTAGTTCCAAAGCCAATGTGGTTTCTTTGGTAAATTTCTTTTCACCATATTTAAGATGATATTGATATGGACAATTACGAAGTACTTCTAAACCACTATAACTCAGTCTAGGCAACACACCTCGATCTGCTTCAGTAGCACCCCTCACTTTCCCCTCAAAAAAGTCATTCATTGATTTATAATAATCTTCTACTAATTCATTGTTCATTTTTACCGTTCCTCTCTATGTCAAAATAAGTGGGGTTTTCGATATTATTTTTATCCTATCTACTTACCCCACTATACACTCATGGAAGTATCATTATTAAAAAATTAAGGCGATTTTTCTGCTTAATTTTCGGAAATACAGCCTATCACCACTGGTGGTCAATCATACCATATGGCCAGCACTGATTACCTGTATCACGCCATTTGCCGTGCTTCCGCACCTGATACCGCTGCCGATTGGCATTGTATCTCTCATACGGTTCACCTCTACCCGCCGGGTAGATATAGTGAACGCTTCCGTCTTTGTTAAAATCAATATATCTTGTAGTCTTATCTCGCCTCGTTTTCTTGGTAATCATGGCTCCATCTGCTCCAAAATAATATAGTTTATTGTTCCGTATTCTGCATGTGTTTGTGGCAAGTTCACCTTTAGCATACATTTGACTTTTACTATGATGCGCATAATAAGTCTTTCCTTGTACTGTAAAGTATCCAGTTTCTGTTGAAAAATAACGCCCCTGCGAATCCTGTCCCATTAGCCCAGTCGTGGTTTTTGCCTCAATAATTGAACACATAGAAATAATCATAACAACAATAGCCATAATTGAAACAAGTTTTTTTCTCATAATTAATTATCTCCTTTTTTATCAATAATTATAATTTTATATCCAAGTTTTTGTTCAATTTCTTCTAAAGTCATTGAGCGGCAACAAGGTTTAATACCTTCACATCCTACAAGATAGACGCGACCCGGTGCCCAGTCAAAATTATCATTTTCTAATAAAGTAATAAGCACCTTGTTGCTAACGCGATCTACGTACAGAACTTTAAATAGCCTGTCATCCGTAAATCTTCGATTTTTATAATTATCACGTTCGTCATATGCATAACAAATCACATACCTAAAAGGGACATCTCTATGTTTTTCAAACCAGTCATAATCTGTAGTATACTCAGCTCCCCAATTTGTAACTTGCACAGTGTCTCCAATTTTAATCATATTATCCTCCTCACACAAATAATGCACATGTTGATACAACCATAAGCATAGGTGAAATAAATGCAACAGCTACGTCTTTAACAGTTGGCGTCTTTTTGTCCTTGAGATTCAGCCATACATTAAATCCACCTGCCAAAGCAGCACATCCACTTGCCACAAGTACCTTTACAAATCCACTCATAATACATTAGTCCTTTCTTTTTATTACATCATTCACGTCATCCATAGTTACTAAAATTTTTTCTTTCATCAGTTGCAATAAGATATCTTTACCCTTGTCAGTGGGAGAATCTTTATAATCAAGTCTATGTTCTTTATCGAGCACCAGATATACACGGACATACGGGACAAGTGGAGCAACCTTTTTAATCAATTTTTGATAATACGCAGTTGCTTCAAAACTATCCGACTCTTCATACTCTCTATCCAGTCCTACGATAACTTCTTCAACTTTTAATTGTTCTAGTATAATTTTAATTTGTGTCTTTGATATATTTGATCCACAAAGCCCGACTACGAAACTATCTTCACCAAAATACGAATACGCTTGTAACACGGATTTCTCAGCTTCGACCAACATCACTTTCTTGCATTGTTGTATCTTATCCTTAGCAACATGAATACCATATAAATTACTTCCAAGCTGATGACTCAAGAAACGTCCACCGATCTGCAATGGCACATATTTACCAAAGCGTTCAACATCTTCGTCATTTAAAAAACGCCCTCTGATGCCAATTAATCGCTCATTGATGTCTCTATGTGGAATGGTTATCTGATTAGTTAATCCATAATATCCTATTTCAAATCTGGACATTGCTTCACGAGTAATATGCTCATCAAGCCAGCCCTGATAAGGTGCATACCAAAATATATCAAGTATGTTCTCATTAATCTCAGTCAGATTAGGTACTGCTTTAAAATTCTTCTTTGCAGCCTTGAGACGATTAATCCATTCAAAATCAGTGATTGTTTTTTCTGGTGGAATCTGCTCAGGGTCTTTCTCATACAGACGTCCTGTCATCGATGCTATATAATATAATGCCCGATAATAAGTTAATGTCTTGCCTTTTAATCTATGAGCACGAATAACTAATTCAATAATTCCATATGAATCTGAGCAAGTGAAACAATGGAATCTCTTAGAATCCTTATAATAAATTAATTTATAAGGGCTATCCCCACCGTGACAAATCACTGTCGAAAAACAGAGATTCCCTTGACTATCACGCTTATATTCTGGTGAACCTAACTCTGCACAAATCTTGATTATATCTTCATCCGTTAGCGAATCTAATATTTTTTTCTGATCTAAATACATCTATATCACCAATCAAAATCTCTTTTTACTGTCTGTTCTTCTTCTACTTCACTTCGAACTGGCTTCGAATCAGTTTCTTTTATGATTTCAGGTTCTTCATCTTGTACTTGTGATTCCAAAACTGAATGTTCCTGAATCTTAGCCTCGACTTGTTCAATCTGAGTGAAGTCGATATCAATTAGATTAAAATCAAAATCTGTTACAAACAGTGCCTTTTCTGTCATTGTGCCAAGATCAATATCACTCCATATAATTAATTTTGTTAATCGCCCTCGTCTAACTTTGTATACCCAATGCCCCATATTCGGCATCCGCAAACCAAAATGAGTTTGAATAATTGTGTTAAGTTTCTCACTCTCTCTAGCGTTAGGCGGCATTGAAATAATACCAACATCCAGTTTATTCGCTAATGCTTTTGCCCCAGCAAGAAGATTCTGATCTTTGATAAGAGCGTTTTGTGCTTCACCGTTAAGTTGTGACGCAGTAGCAATATGAATATCTAATTGTTGCGCAAGGGTTTTTAGTTCTGTCGAAAAAACCAACAGAAGTTGATGTTCTTTTAAACCACCCATCCTAGTTTTGCTGGACACTTCTGACATCAAACGCATACTATTCCATATATAATCAAAATATATATACTCAACACGATATTCCCTATTATATTTTTTAATTATATTTTTTATATCATCAATTGAAAAATCAGGAATATGAACAATATATATAGGTGAAGATTTAATATATTGAACGGCTTGTTTTACTCTGTCTAATTCACCCTCTTTATATTCTCCATATAATATATGTTCTTCATTTACTTTAGAAACGGTTGCAATAACTATAGTTTGGATTTCATCTACAGTCATTTCTGTCGTAATATATAATGTAGGTTCAGACAAACCAGTATATTTCCAATCTTTTGATTTACTATCATAATAATATGGTATCGAATCTTTTACTGCATCTCCTACAGCCATACGACTTTTTCCGAAACCCTGAGCTGAAGACCTCATATAAAGGCATCCTTTTCTTGCACCTCGTGTTACAGTAGTTAATCCATCATTATTTAACGGCATACCCACATCGGGAATCTTCATAAAACTTTCAATCAAATCCATTGCATCGTCAGCCGCCTGAATCTCAGTGGTCAACATATTTGTACAATATTTAATCGTAGGACTGATAACCAAATCTGTTTCAACCAGACCTACAATATCCTGTTCAGTATAATTATCGAACTTCTCCATTTCTTTCGTGAGTTCTTCTACACTAACAGTTGGATCAAATATCGATTTAGTATTATAACCTTTCTTTTCATAATATCTGAGCAACGAGTACTTCCTGAGCCTGTGATAATAATAATCATAATTATCCAGACTACTCATCTCTCTAGCATCTGCGAGATATCTCAGCCCGTCATTCGCCTGAAAAATCTCATACTGTTCTTTATAAGAAGAGAGATATGAATCTATAGTAAACTCATTAATATCTTTGACACCTTGCATATATGAATTAAAAATAGCTACATACAATAGTTCATATAATGCTTCTGTATCAAAATCTGTTCTGTCCAAAGGACGGTCAATATCATCTATTAAAGTGGGGTCGAGCATCAAACATCCAATCGTATTTAGAATTGCTCGTTTGTCTGTTAATGTTTCGTACATTCTTTATCCCCCAATTGTTGTAATATCTAACTGTTTAATTTTCTTTTGTTTAGGATCAATATAAACAGTTTTTTTCTTATACATTCCTTCAGTGTTTATGTCCTTATTTCTATCACCCACAGATTTAACAGCTTTATAATGCGCTTGTGCTTCTGTATAATAATACGGAATAAGTCCCACAATATCCTCTCCAAATTCCTTACTAAGAATATCATGCATATAAGTTAATGTAGCGTACATACCTTGGAATGTAAATTCATACTTTTTTATATAGTTATCTGTGAGTGCATAAACCTTTACAGGAAGTTCCGCAATCCCTGTAGTTTTACGAATGTAGTCATAATAAAGATTTTTCTGTATATATTCCTCGTCAGAAAGGGCATCTTTTAATTCTGCTTTTGGCTTTGAAACAGGTTTAATCTTTTTCTCAGCTTCCTTCTTTTTGACCTTCTCTTCTTTGTCTACATGAATTGCTTTAGCGGCTGCACGGAAGCAAGCAGTATGTGCATAACGCTTCTTATAAGGTACAGAATCATTATTGTCTTCAATAGTTAAACCACATAATACACATACTCGCTTTCTTCCTTTAGCCATTTAATTATTACCTCTTTTAAATATGACAATCTACAATAGTTGCAACCCAATCAAATTCAGCTGTATCAATGAAATGCTCTTTAAAATAAAGATCCCATTCAAGTTCTTCAGACGGGTCTCCATTTGTACAACCCCACCAGCCCACTTTAGATGGCTCGTGCCAGATACCATCTGGAGTTACAACCGCATGATAACAAGGGAGTTCCCGAGTCTTGATGTATGTCTCTACATCTTTATAACGCTCCTTATAATATTCAGGATTATACAAGAAGCATTCGTCCTTTTCTCCCTCAGCGCCTTCAATGTTCACGTTCCACCATTTAATTATATCTTCTCTTTCTTCTTTGTCAAGTGGCTGCACCCATTTAACATGACGTACAAAAGCACTATCAACATATTCCATACCATGATAACCATCAAGTGCTGTTGGAATAATAGGGAGCATACCGCCAAAACGACCACCAACTACCCACCAGTCCCATTTACTGTTAGGATTATACGTGCTAAGAAGATTATCATTGTCATCAAGCGTGCAACCGAACCAATCACACGCATCCTGAAAGATTTCATCATCAGTTTTATCTTTATATAAACTTGGGCAAGCTTCCCGCATTTTGTTGATAGCCTGAGTGCGTGTATACTTGACATAAGGCTCTACTTCCAGATTCTCACTATAAGGTGCAAGCAGGTCTTCAATAGACTGATCTTCTTCATGTAAAACTAAAACTGCAAAATGACTCATTGTGTGTTCTCCTTCTTTTTATTAATTCCGTTTTCACAAATCTGTACTTCATTACCCATCTGCGCTGGTTGACCTACATAAGGACAATTAACACAGGACGGATGTGAAGCACAGATTTGGAGCATTTGTTGGGCATAATTGTTTTGTTGATTACCCATGATATCTATATTAATTCCGTTTATATTCATATTTAATTAATCCTTTTTGCGATAGCAGTTATTACTGGTACAGTTACACTGTTCCCAATTTGTTTATACAATTGGCTATCTGAATTGACAAATTGTGCTCTATTAAACATTTCATCAGAAAATCCTTGCAACCTGAACGCTTCTTTTGGCATCACCTTTCGCACTACAATATAGCTTTGCCATTTATCATACCAAATAGCGTATGCTGTACAATTATTTGATAATTCTACATATACTGGTTCATGCGTAGAATTATCAACTTCCATTGGTATCCCAACTTTTGAAGGTTCTTTATAGTCAGACGAATTTAAAGTAGGATGAATGCCATCAGGAGATAAAACCCTTTCTTTATCTTCTCCATATGCTTTTTTTAACCGAGTATTTCCAATTACTTTAATGCCGACCATCGGTTCTCGCCCGCCACCTTCCATTTTAGTTAATGTAGGTGATACACCATCGGGGGAATAGACACGATATTGATTTGGGTTATCACGAACAGATGATTTCCATTGTGCAATTTGTTTTACTTGAATGTTATTTTCTCCATTTGTTGTTTTGAGAGGAAATATTTCTGGGGGATTTGATTTATATTGTCTAGAACATCCCACAGTATAGACCCGTTCCCTGTTTTGAGGGACGAAGTTGGCAGAGTTGAAAAGTTCATATTGGACATCATACCCGCATGACTCCATTTCAAAGAGTATTGCGAGGAAATCAAATCCTCTGTTACTGCTAAGCATTCCTTTAACATTTTCATAGATAAGATACTTGGGTCTATGTTCTTCTTTGACTTCGTGCAAGAGTCTAAATATTTCTTTAACGAGTTTAGATCCCCCTTCCAATCCTTTTCGGTCTCCTGCGATACTAAAACTGACGCATGGTGCTCCGAAACACCAGATATCTGCTCTGGGCAAGTCTGTTCCTTTGACTGTACTAATATCATTTGCAAACCACTCTCCGTTTCTATATTCTTCTTTTAAAATTTCTTTTTGGCGCTGACGCATTGGCAGTGTCATAAGATGGTTTCGTTGTTCTTTAGTAACACAATGCATTGATGTATAAGAAGCAATTGCATATTTGTCAAATTCACAAAACCCAATACATTTATATCCAGCTTGTTCCATCCCAAGACGTATGCCACCAATACCTGCAAAAAAATCTATAAAAGTTAATTGTTTATTATCTGCCATATAATTATTACCTGCTAAAAAGGTCTCTCAAATGAATCGGTTATATTCATTTGAGAGACTACAATTTAATTATTTATTGTTACGAGCATTTTGAACTTGTTCTAATCTTCTCTAAAGTTGATTCTCTCAGTTGATATCTGTCAAATTCAAATGCTTCTTCTACTGTATAATCACAACTATTTAATCTTGCTTTTGTTCTAAAATAATCAAGATTAAGCTCATCACACCATTGTGCAAGCGTTTGAGTGCGCCCTTGATATGTAAGAAGCTTATTCGTAGAAACATTATTTGCTTGTTCTGTAACAGTTGCCCATCTACAGTTTGAAGGTTCATAATTACCATTGCCATCAATGCGGTCAATTGTCAAATCATCTTGATATCCATGCGACAATGCCCAATCTTTAAAAATAAACCAATCATACCATTCATCGCATACTTTAATGCCCTTACCACCATATAAATTATAATGTATGTTCAATGGAGAATCACACCTATTTCTCATAGCACCCCAAATACGATACAAGCGCTCATACTTAGGATTTGTACTATCACCATTCCAACATCCAGTTTCTTTATTTCTTTGAGCGATTAATTCTGATTGTAGACATCCACATGATTGAGTATTACCAGTACGCAGTAAAATTTGACTGACAATCACTTCATTTCCACAATCACATTTACATCTTAATTTACGATCACTTTTTTCATCACAACCCAAATCTTCAATTACAGTAAGCCGACCAAATTTTTGACCGACTAACCAAATACCATGACAGCGAACGCATCCCGATTGGTTCTTTCTTATATATTTTTTTAAATCGCATCCATGTTTAGTAGATAAATTCCCGCATTTACTACATTGACAATTCCATGTCAACATTCTTTTATTATATTTAATTTTAGTTTTTTCTGTTTCTTCTTCATTTAATCCTAGAACTACTAAATCACCGAATTGTTTTCCTGTTAAATCTTCATATACACCCGGCTTACTCATTAAGCAAATCCTTCATATCTGAAAGAATAACCTCTACAGCTTCCTGCTGCTTCGCTGTACAATTAGAAACCAATGCGCCTTTGCCAAGAACGTTTTCAACAATTTCGGTGATTTTTTCTTTAGAACCAAACTTCTCAACAATCTGAGCACCAACTTCTCCAACTTCATTCATAACATCTTCAAAGTCGCGCTTTTCAGTATCAAACATAGCGTCACGTTCTTCTTTTGTAATAGGAGTAATACCCTCGGCTTTGGACTGCCGATCAACCGCATCATAATATGCTTTTACTAAATTATCAGCTGTAAAATCCTCAATAATTGGATCAAAGTATTCATTTCGTGTTCTGGCAAAACATTCGGGTGTGTCTACAAGGAGCAGAGAGGAATGGATCGGTCTTCCTGTATCAGGATCAGCGCCATTACTCCTAACATATCCAATAATTTCACTATGATTGATAAGAATAGGAAGCATTCTCTTTACATCGCCAACAGGGAAATTTTTACCTGTGTCATCAGCCATTGTATGCAGAATAAATACCACACAAAATCCAGAACCAATTACTTTAAGAATTTCTGACTCCCATTCTGCCTTTAAATCACCCCATAAACCATAGCCACCATTACCCTCTTTAATCTTATTTACACCTTCTGTATTAGCTACATATTTTTCACAATAAGAATACAGAATTTCCATCTCATCAAGAATAAGCGTCTGGAATTTTTTATGTACAGTCTCAAAATTCTTAGGAGCACAAAATGTTTTTACAAAATCTTTGAATTCTTTCCAAGACATAATAGGTTGGACAGGAACGTTATTCAAACCACTCAAACCACTTTTGCCAAAAGCGAGATAATACGGACGTTCCATTTTTGTTGCAACAGGTGTCTTTCCTAAACCGCCTCTACCATAAATCGTAATAACCAAACCATCAGTTGTTTTTTGAACCCTAGACATTTGAGGATTCATAAGATCGTCTAATGAAAATCCCATAATTATCATCTCCTTTTATATTTTTGTCCCTAATAATATATATTATTAGGGACATAGGTGGAGCGTCATTACAACGCTCCACACTCACATTTAATTATATCTTAAATACCCATCAGATTAAGAGAACGTCCATGCGCTTTTCCACTAGGCGCAGTCCCTCTACTCATATTACCAGTCGAACCACTCTTAGCCTTATTCTTAGCTTCCTCAATCGCTGCATTTCTATCAGCAATCGCTCCTTTGATTGCATCTGCATCATAAGGAACATGATCACCTTCTTCATCCTCATATGCATCAGAACCACCAGTAACAATCAGTTCATTAACATAAGTCCTGCGAACCTCTTTCTTAGGCTTACCAAATGCAACAGGCTTCTCGATGGTCTCTTCAATACTGTTATTAATAATATCACCATAGAATTCAACAGTCTGACCAGGCTCATAAGTATTCTCACATGCATCTGCAAGGTCTTCAGGAACAATCAGATCAACAGGTTCAATTCCGTTATAAGTCGGCACCCAACCAGTAATCTTCAGCCGACCAGTCTCGGTCATCTCACCATCTGCATCTTTACCCATTTCAGGTACAATACTCTGAATAAACATTTCAGTCTCAAAACATGCCTCAGGCTCGATGTTTTCAGCATTACGGATTCTGTTAAAGAAACTGCCACGGTATCCGATGACTTCATTACCATTCTGTCCTCTATAAGGATTCAGCTGACCATTCACACGAATATAATCCGCATTATCACCAACGTCAGCCACAGACTGGAATTCATTCATCACAGTAACCAGTCCTGCATATGCCTTATTCTCTTCGCCATTCTTTTTCTTCTCTTTTGAATAAACCGAAAAAGTAACAAAGTTTTTATCGCTTGTTTTTACAGTAACAGTTCCTTCAATGTGCTTCTCGCCATCCTTAGGATCTGTCTTAATCTCAAGCTTCTTATCTGTTAGAAGTCCTACTGCTGTTGCCTTTGTATTCGCCTGTCTCAGATTTGTTTTTGTTTCTGCCATAAATCTTTTCTCCTTTTAATTAATTATTGTTTTCTGTCTTCATTTTATCAGCCAGCAGGATTGCATCAGCCATCATCTGAATCTTTTTCTGTCTGCGCTTCTCTGCACGCTTTTCTTTCTTACGCTTAATCTTCTCTTCCACTCGCTTCTCTTCTTCTGCAATCTCTTTACGAGTCTGTTCAAGCTGCTCATTCCGTTTCATCACTTTAAGAGCGTTCTTAATTGTTTTGTTAAACATCGAATTACCTGTCTGTTCATCGTTACTCATAAGACGTTTGGTAATACAAATTCCGATACCGACTTCCAGATTAAATGTATCATCTTTATCACAAACTGCTTTTGTTTGAGTACCATCGATAAATGTTACGATTACAACTTTATTATTAATAGTTTTTACATCAATAATTTCTGGCACTTTGTGAATTGTATGAAAAACTGGCTGACAAATAAGTGATCCAATACAATTAGACCAATCAGCAATTACATTTCCTGTACTCTCATTCACAATATACATTCCTGAAATCTCCATAGGTTTTTCGTTACATGGCATAATATATTCTCCTTTTAATAAAATAATCTTTCATCGTTGTTAATATCTTCTGTCCAATAAGTTTCATATTTAATTATATCAATTTGTTTACATTTTGGGCACATGCATAATTTTACGCTACATGAACCGCTATCGTCCCACCATGTTTTTACCCCCTTATCTTGTAATGAATAGGAATGATCACAGTGTTTGCACTGAATCAATTCCATATTAATAACTTCCTTTCTATAGAGTACATTAGAGATAAGTTAGTTATCTCTCAACGTCTGTCTATATTTTAATCATTTAATTATCACTTGTCAATAGTCTTGTTCATTTTCATCTCCAAAAGGAATTCTATAAGTAATCTCAGCACCACAATTTGTACAATGACAAATTTGATAAATTCCTTCGCCCTCTTCTCCGTAATCTTCAAAACTAAAATCTGCGTCCCAGATTACAGCCCTTGCTAAACAATGAAAACATTCATACACTATCATCACCACCTTTTTTGATATATTCCAGTAATTCACTTGGCTTACCAACAAAGAATGGCTCTTCATTATCCCAATTACTTATTTCAATAGTCAGAACATCATCTGCATTTCCATTAATATCAAAGTTATGAATTACTTTATAATTATAATCACACAACTCTGCGGTACCCCAATTAGGCGAATACAGATATAAATCGCCAATTCCATCTTTAAAATCACAAATATACTGTGCAGCCAGATCGGTTATTCCGTTTGCATAATCATGTTCGTAATCAGGAATACCATTAACCATAATCTTAGGCATCAATCATTCAGCCAACCATTTGCCAACTCCTTCAAGATAGCCATCATATTGCTGATAAATATAAGCTACTGTTGATTCACCGCTTTTGTCCTTTTCAATAAAACTAATTGTACTTCTTGTACCCATTTAATTATCTCCTCTTTATACAAATTCTTCTATTTCGATAACCTCGTGACCACTATTAAATGTAAACACGTTCACTTTTGCTAATCGTTCATACTTTACAAAATAATGTACCATTGAATCGTGATTAATAGGGGTAATTAAAATCCAATCCTCACTATTTGCAGCTTTTATAATTCCACATTTTTCAGTAATCATCTCACCTAATTTCCAATCATCTTGAAAATAATGTACTTTCAGTTGATAATCGTCTTCATTTTTATACCCATATAAAATAATAGGTTTATTGCTTTTTGCTATAATCATTCGTGGTACTTTCATGATCTTTTTTTCTGTACTGATAAGTTCCCCAATTTCGTTTCTGTTCCCTGATTTTAATATAACTTTCTTAAAATCCATATGTTCCCCCACCAGCATTTATATGCTTCATCTCTATTCATTCCACAATAAATTCTTTCACCATCTTTCCAGACATGATATACAGAATCAGTATAAAATCGATTATTCTTATACCAGTACTCATTCTGCGTTTTATATAAGGCTGTATCACCTGACCCCTCTAAACAATATAAAAGAGTTTTATTATTCTCACAGCCCTTAATCCATAATTCAAATTGTGTTAATGTCATCATATGAGTTTCCTTTTTCATTTAAAATTAATAGAGAGTCGGGGACTTGAACCCCGATTAAACCTTGTTAGGGCATACAGCTTATAAGGCTGTGACTCTGACCAATTGAGTTAACTCTCTTTATAATATGACTGACTACTTAATATAATCAGCCATATCTTTTTTAATTGTCTACTTTCGTAAGACCTCACGCCAATTCAACGCCACTTGTGATGCTTCCTGAATTGGTAATTGTGCGCATCAGCCACCATCCAGATTCGAACTGGAATTGACTGATTACAAATCAGTGCGCCTACCATTGGCAGATAGTGGCACAGCACTTGGGGGAATTGAACCCGCCATCTCAGCCTTGAAAGGGCTGTATACTAACCTTTATACGAAAGTGCCTTAAATTTATTTATTATACCAACAGACATAAGGATATTTTTTAATATCATCCCATGTTAGCGATCTATCCCAAACACTTATATCCGTTTCTTTTTCACCATCATGAAAGCAACCACATCCATCAAAAGAATTAATACAACCATTACTAACTTCTTGAAGGAACTCCTCTTTAGTCATCACATTTGCATATTTACATTCTGCTCTAACTTCTTCAATTGTTTTCATTATTTAATCCCCTTTAATTTTAATTAGATTGTATATATCTTAATAGAATTTTTTCAGGTAATGTTCCACATAGAATAATATCTATTTGTGCACAAATAATCACGATGCCCACAAACCATAAAAGCATTGCGACAAGAACTGCAAATCCAATAATATAATCTTTATCACTACGAACACTTAAAACTATAGCAATAATACCAATTAAAATAAAAATTACTCCAATTACAATCCAAAAAATAGATGAACGAAATTCGTATGTAATTACTCTTTGTGCCAAGTCTTGAAGATAAGGAATAATATTTTTGTTACTCCAATCTAATGCTAGACCAAATTGTTTCGCCAATTCTTGTAGTGTTTGCTCGTTAATAGTCATTTTATTTTTCTCCTCCTTTAAATGCCCCTAGAGAGACTTGGACTCTCGACCCCTTGATTAAAAGTCAAGTGCTACTACCGACTGAGCTATAGGAGCATATATAAGAATAGATTAGGTTCCCCAAGGTGAGTATCAATATACATTACCATATCGTATTCCCAGAAGGTGGGCGCTGATGACTCTCGCTAAATACTCTCTCTATTCTTATAAGCATTAAATTTCTGTATATAAAACACCTAATCTTAATAAAACTTCTACAGAAAACAAACAGCCACATCCACCAAACTGCTTTAAGTTTTTTTAAGAGGTACATCCCTATATTGGATTTTGGCGGGACGACATTACACGGACTTACACCGACACTCTCTTGAGATGTTAAACGGGGATAGAGAGAATTGAACTCCCATATAGTGGTTAACAGCCACCTGTTCTACCATTGGACTATATCCCCCTATAAAATAGAGATGTTTCCTAGCGTCACGGGCTAGTACTTCCACCGCTTGTCCGTTGCATCATGCTTATCTAGAATTGCATCGCTCTTCGTAATTTGCAGTAGGCAGAACCCACAATATGATCAGTATTGCTTTCTCACTCATCTCTAAGCGTAAGTTCTTTTATAATGTCTAAACATTATTACCCCACCAACTTACAAGGTATGCTGCCAAGGAGCGGAACTCGAATCCGCACACTCAAATTCCAAACTGATTAAGTCTGACTTATGAGTTATCATCAATGTGACATAGAGTTCGATTAATTCTCTACCGCTCTACCAATTAAGCTATCCTCGGCATAATCGGAAATGTCGGAATTGAACCGCTCCCCAGCATCCCAAATGCTATATGCAAACCATTACACTTCATTCCCGTTTATTTTATTTAATATTTTTTTAATACCTAACTCAATAGTGGCAAGGAAACAAGCAAGCCAACAAATCCATTTAAGTTCTAAATCAGAAATATCTTTTGTAAGCCAATCTGTTGTTTTTGCGTTAACCATTTTATCTTTAATACTCATTTTTTCTCTCCTTTATGGTATCACGGATTAAAGTTTGCCGTGTACCCCACATCACCAAACTAGAGCATTGGTATCATTTGGTCTCCTATCTTTCTGCGCAGATTGCACCACTACGAATTGAACGCAGACCTCTTCCTAATATCGGAAGTATGCTACCTTTACACCATAGTGCGGACACTTATCATACTTTTTCACCTGTCAGCAGTCGATCAATCTGCTCCACCCTCAGTCACTCTTTTAATCTTCATCCCTCAGCGATATCCTTTGATAAGCGTTAATACATCTACCAATGCGTCCATTGATTTCTGTATTAATCATGACCCTATGGATTCGAACCATACCTTGTGGTTTTGGAGACCACCGTGCTATCCGCTGACACTAGAGCCATACTTTTTAATAGTTGTGCACAACTTAACTTCTTTTAAACAGGACGCTTTGTTTTGGTTATATAGATTAAAAGTCTATTCCTAAATAACTACTTTGCTGTAAGCGTCCCAATCATACGGAAAAGAGGTGTTAATATAAATATAATAATTTAAACATCTGTATCCACCAGTCTTCTACAATTTCCCAAATGTTTTCTTTTCCTTCTTGCTTTAAAATATCTTTTGCAAGTTGATCGCTTCTATTTAAAAGCCTCTCCCAATCAATTATTTCTCGAATTTTTGGATAAAAATATTTTAAATAAAAATCATCGACCTCTTCTTTAACTTCATCAAGCATATAACCGTAAGTATCATTGAGAAAAGTCCAGAATGTAAAATCATTTACATAAGCATCCCATTTATTTTTATCTTCCATTTCCAGACGCTTCTCATGCGAATGACTTAACAATTCCATTGCTTCTTCATAAGTCAATGGTGATTCGTCTAACCAGTTAATTTTCATATTTTACCCTTTTCGAGTGTTTTGTTTTATGTTTTTCGTTTTTAAATAATTCATAACACTGCTATAGTTACAAAACAGGATTCGTTATTAGGGATTTGAACCCATTCACTCAAATTTTTGCAGAATTTTTGTTTATCCATTTTTATTTTGCTGTGCGAATCCCAGAAAGCCGACCTATTGGATTCGAACCAATAACCTCGCCATTACAAGTGGAAGAAACGATTGCTGTTAGAATTACAAACATAATTCATTTAATCGCGCTCTATCCGTTGAGCTAAGGTCGGCATATTTAATTACAGGACACTATTAAGAGAAAGAAGATTTCAAGTCTTGTTCTGTTATAGTTTGCTGTAAGTGTCCCTTGGAAAGTTTTATACATCATATAGATGTGAGCATATTTCAGTACAAAACAGTCATGCTTTCCGTTCATCTCTGTTTTGTAAATACCCCCTGAGAGATTTGAACTCTCACTCCTGTTGCGGAACCGCAGCTTAAATGCGGCGTGTCTTCCTGTTCCACCAAGGGGGCATTTATTACTAGACATATTGCCAATAATATCCTTTATAACTTTTTCTACAACCACTTAAAGCACGCCACAACGAACATTTAGCATGTATAAATTTAATATTGTGTTCTCTTGCTAAAAAACGTGCACCATCTGACATTGCATCAAAATATATTTCGGCGCCATCTTTTTTACTGACGCCTTTTATAGGTTTTGCTTGACTACTATTAGCACCAAGATTATTATTACCTAATACCTCTTTTGAATGTTTAATATTTTCTTCAGGAGTAACCCATTCAAGGTTGCTAATATTATTATTTTCTTTATTTCCGTCTTTATGATTTACTTGCCATTTTGATGGATCGTTATTAGGAATAAACTGTTTAGCTACTAATGTATGTATCGCAAATCCTTTTATTTGACCATTAATATAAAAATTTATAATACAATATCCTTTATGATTTAATGAATATTTTAGTGGCTTTCCATTTTTACCATAAACAATTCCATTAGTATCTACCTGATACTCTTCATATCCTTTGACAGGTTCTTTCTTATATTCCACATATCACACCACCTTTTAATTATATTTTATTTAAATTCAGGTTATTGTTCCACTATCAACTACTTACAGAGTCCTCTTACTCAAGCCTGAATTCACCGCTGCCACTCCGACATGGGCGCATAGAGATTATGGATTTACGTTTCACACCACAGTTTCTTGCACTACTATTAATACTTTAGCTTTTCTTAATAGTCAGTTTTTCTGTTTACTGATTGCCTTAACTACCATCATTTGTCATAGACAAATGTTATCTCAATTTATTTAATCCAAGATTTTGGATTAACGCAAGCATAGGGATTCGAACCCCAGAAGCAAATTACGCTCTCCAGTTTTCAAGACTGGTGCAATCGACCACTCTGCCATACTTGCATAACTTCTCTATATCACATTACTTTAAAAAGGCTGTTCATCAAACTCCATTTAACTACTACTCTTACCTTATTTATTATATAGACTCTCAATGTCAAATTCATATAATTTATAATTGTTTTGTAGCACCTTTTTAATAATGCACATCACAGGGAAGTGTACACAGGCTAAATACATGTGATGTGCAAAGCCTGTTTTACCTAGCGTTTCAGATGTGTTTTAGTCTTAAGACAATCACGCATAGTCCCATTCACATCAGGGGCTTTAGGTCTCACTGTATGTAGCCGGATTCACCCTTCCTATCCCCTACTCATACAGGATGGTTGATCATTTTTATACCGTATCTCCATTCTACGGTTTACACCACTTGCATTTCTAGGGATCTTCGATGTGATGTGCTATATAAATTATTCTGATTAGTAAAACCAATGAAATCTGAGTAATGTTACTCTGATTAGTAAAACCAATGAAATCTGAATAACTATATGTCCCTTGGAGTTCTTAGGCTGTTCCGTACATGCTCCCAATTTTATGCCCAGCGTGTATTTTTTTATACAGGTTCCGGTTTCCTGTTAACCGAGTATTTGACTCGATTAAAGCCGAGTATACGGCGAACCAATACAGGTACCAGTTCCTTTGAATTGTACTTAGAAGCCATTTCTGGCATCCTTAAAGCAAAGACCTTAATATCTTCACCCGTACTCACGTTCCCTAATCTTGTGTGCGTTGCTGTGCATGCGTCACGATCATGACGCATAACCCTGCTTCCCTTACGTCTTTTAAAAGAACTAAAGGCAGTTAATCAGGGTGTCCTTTCTCAGGACAAATGAATGGAATATATAGCGTCCATCGGCGCTTATGATACAGGTTTTAAGTGTCTGTATCCACTATATGATTATCCGACCGTAATCGGTTCATATCGCTTTGCGTTAACAACCTGCATTACGAAGTCCATAGGACTCATTCCAATTGCTCCGATCAAATTCTTAAATGTTCCAGCAGACTGACCACTTACAAGAATAACTCCCTTGCGATTCTTATCTGCATGGAATACGTCATGACGGCTCTCGACATCCCAGAAGATAACGGATGGAATCTCATAACCATTTCTAGCGAATTCGCTTCTCATCTGATCATAGAACGTCCAATTTTCACCACCGCAATAATCAAATTCCATATCAGAAATAATAACCAATGCCTTGGGCATATCTTCCTGAGGAATATGATACTGAATAGCCGTATTCAGAATCATTTCAAAAGCAGCCTTACAATTGGTACTATTACCCCAATTACTATAATTAATATTATTAAGAATCTGCTTCAATGTCTTCCCTATAATCTGCTGATAAGAAGGACGAGAGCTAAAATTCATCCACAGATTTTTAAATGCCCCATGATTTCTCTGAGCAAAATAAATTGCCAAACTAACAGCTGTATCCATTGGACGTCCACTCATAGAACCAGAAGTATCTGCAATGACCAGAGCATTAGTACCTTCGTCTACATAATTAGGAAGCTGATCCCACTGTGCCTGAAGAACGTTCTCTTCTGTTTCATCCAGATGAGAGCCGTTATACCATATTCCATTGTACCAATTACGAGTAGCGTATTTACTTACAATATCGTAAGGAAACAGTGTACCAGAATTAATTTTCTCTTCTCCAGTAACAGCTTTCTGTGCAAACTGGTTAAAACGCTCTTCATCATGCTTTCTAAAAGCATTTCTGTAAATAAGCATTGCTCTGGAAGGAACTTCAGAATATTTAATCTCATCCCAACGTCCAGTAGACATAAACGCTTCAACAATGCCGATCTGCTTACGCATTGCACGCACAATTCTCTTGAAATTATATACATCATATCCAAGTTTCTGTGCGGTCAATTTACCAAGCGCTCTTGTCTTAGGTGAAGAAGCATCTGCTGTCTTAATCCACTTAGCCAGAAGAGAAATTGCATTCCCTTTTGACATATTATCAAGATCTTCTTCAAACTGCTTCTTCATAGCAGTCCACATTTCATTTTCCAGAGGGGTACCAATCAACTCATACAGGTCATCGTAGCGACCATAAACGCCAATCAGATCCAGATTCGGACGGATTGCTTCAGGATGGTGCAGTGCGCAATACTTCAAAATAATTCTAAATACCCGTCTTTCACCAAGACCCTGAGTTTCTTCATCACCACGGATATCTCTTGCATAGAAGAGAATCCTTGTGGCATACAGAGGATTTGCGTTATACGCTTCCTCAAAAAGTGATGTAATGCGTGCTTCATCTTCATCTCTCAAAGCACCGATTGTGCCAAAGAGGTCAAGCAGTGCATCACTTGTTGTCTTCAGTGCAACAGCACCGTTTTCAGTCCTTGTCCACTTCTGTTCCTGTTTCATAGCTTCTGCAAAATTCATAATAAAATACCTTTTTCCTTTCATGACACTTTGGGGCATCTACAATCCCCAGATTAACGGCGTAGAATATTATTGTTGCTGTGAGTGTCACAGTCAGCTGTGCCTGTAGGACTCGAACCTACGACCTCTCTATCCACAATAGAAGCAAAATTATTTGCTGTGAGAATCACATTCATGATTCGTTTGCATTAGTGTTCTACCACTGAACTAAGGCACAGATATTAACAGGACTCGCTATTTCCTAGCAGGCAGATTATCAGTCTGTTTTATGCTGTATGAGTCCCAAAACCCACCCAGATGGATTCGAACCATCAACTCTCTCGGGACAGGAGAACGCAAATAATTTGCTGTAAAAATCACAATCATGATTTGTTATGCTAAGCGTTTTAACCAATTAGACTATGGGTGGTTATTTAATTTTATTTTCTTTTATACAGGACGCTAGGAGGAATGCTAATGAAAAACATAATGCTTTTTTATTCTTGATTATTTAGTTTTTGCTGTATGCGTCCCAGACAGGGGTGAAGCGATTCGAACGCTCACGCCTTACGACACAGAAATCAAAATCCTGCATGTCTTTCCAGTTTCATCACACCCCTGTAATATAGTAGCAAGTTCGCTTTTGTTCTCTGTTCCCTTGCTACGTTACCTATATTACACTATTAGAAATCCATTGTCAACACCCAATTTAATTTTTTCTTGTTAATTTTTTTAGCACTCTAGCACGCTAATTAAAAACAAGATTTTTCTTGATTAAATACCAAGCTACCACATCTGGCTTTTAAATACGACACCAGTTCTTTCTTTTCTTTTATCATTGGGTGCCTCCTTTCTATTAATTTAGGATATCATAGCAGACAGAAAACTGTCAATGTTTAATTGTGTTTTCTTGAATAATCATCTATTATTTTCAATGCTTTTTGTCTTAGTTTTTTAGAATAAACTGAATGTAAATATTTTAACTGATTTTGCCAATATATCCCAAAATACAAAGCCAAATCTCCGGGATAATTTCGCATAATATAATAACCTATATCTTCGAAATCCTGCAACGTATAAGTAATGCCAGTTTTTATATGTTCATCACCCATTATTAATGTTAAACTACCATCAGCGTTACGGACAGTAGATATTTCTACATTAAATTCTTTTCTGAACACTTCTGTAATATTTCTTACTGTAGCAGTAATTTTTTGTTTCTCTGATTTTGGAAGTGTCATATTTCAATCTTCGATCCTTTCAAATTGATCCTTATAATTATTAAAAAAATCATCTCCTACGAATGTAACGTCACCTGCATAATTACCATTTCCGTCCCAAACATCGCACCCATATTTCATTGATGGTTCTCTGTAATTATTAATATTAATTACTTCAATTCGATAATCCATACCGTTTCTTGAATGAAAAACAAATTTATCGTTTACTTTAATTTCCATCATAATCATCTCCTTTATTCAGCCGCCATTTCCAGATACTCAACTACTTCGCTAATCAAATCCTGAAGCCTGTCTTCGATTTCGCTTTCAATATCTTCTTCGTTCTCGTCTTCGTTATCTTCAGAATCATGAATCTGATCAGCCTCATAATCTTCGTAATCACTAATGAACTCATCAATAAGATCAATCGCCTCATTCATGTTATCCTGTGCTTCCTGAGATGCCTCACCACGTATACTGTACTGAAGATTTTCAGGCATGGATTCGAATGCCATTTCTTCATCCATGAAAACCATTTCAATATCAGATTTAATTCCCTCAAGTTCTTCGATATCAACAGGCATAGAAACATTTTCCATAGCAGCAGCAATGTTATTAAGTTCTTTTCTTCTCTGATTATTCATTCTTTTAATCTCCTTTTTTATTTTATTTAATAATTGTATATCCTGTCATTGAAATTGATTGTGCTTCTGAATCAACGATAACATCTCTTAAACCCATGTATTTTTCGCAATATATCTCTTTTGCTTTACTTATTGCTAAATGTTTATCTCCTTCAGGAATTACAATTCTCCATTGCACAAAAGAATAGCCATTATGAATTGTTAATCTGACAATATTCATTATTATCTCCTGTTCCATTTGTTAATTAGATTTTGTTTGCCCACTCCTGTAAAATGACAACCGCAATCTGGGCAGAATATTTCTCCGTATCGCATTTTAGGAGAAAAGATTTTTAGCTCTATCCGTTCTGGTGGGCAATGACAGAATGGACATTCCATTTTAATTCGTTTATCAGTCATTTAAATCATCATCCTCCATCATAAAAGGAATTCTTTCCTCAATCCAGAAATTTAAGGTTTCTTCAATTTCTTTTGCTGTGTGACCTTTGCCTCGATTTACTTCTCTTATTTCATTTATAATTGAATTGTTAAGAATTATCTGAAGATCAAGTAGATCGTTAATACGTCTCTGTTTATGTGTCATAATATCCTGTCTCCTTTTTTAATCTTTCTTCGTCTTTACGTGTATCTGGAATGTAATAATCATATCCCCAAGTATATTTTGTTAATGTACAATATATAGGTTTGCCTTTAATTGTTAATTCCAGTCCGACAGACACTGGTATTTGCTTTTCAACTTGAAATATATTCGATATTTCCTCTTTGAATTTTTTAAAGGATTTAGTTTCTCCATTAATTTTCCCCCCACATTTTTTATATAAGATTTTTAAAATCTCTTTTAGGGGTTTAGGAGACTCTAATATAATTTCTGATTCCTTTCTTTGTACTCGTTTTGCTCTTCTTTTACCCATTGTTGTCCTCAAATAAATTTTCTGCTTCTTTTCTATTGCTAAGGATATCGCCCATAATGTTAGCGGCTTTTTGACGATCGTCTTTGCCCGTACCACGTATATATCGTTGAGTGGTAGCAATATTAGAATGATTCATTTGCTTTCGAACAAACTCGATATCATGAGTTTTATTATAAAGCATTGTGCCATAAGTGGCACGTAATTTATGAGGAGTAATATTTTTCCCTGTAATTGTACTGCAATATTTTTGGACAACTTGTTTGATCGTACCATAACTCATTCTATTTTTTCGGTTTGAAATGAACAGGGCTGTTTCATCCTCTTTATTTGCCTCTTTAAGGAGCGCTTCTCTTTTAATTAACCATTTTTTTAACACAATAATAGTTTGCTCGGGCATTTGATGAATATTAACTTTGTCTTCTTTATCAGTGACTGTTACGATGCCCTCTTCCAAATTAAGATCTTCAACATCAAGATTCTGTAAAGCGATAGTCCGCATGCCCGTAGTAAGAAGCATAAGTACTAACGCCATATCTCTTGTCCTATAGTCATCTTGAAACCAGACAGCTTTTCCGTTTTTAATACTATGTTCAATATTAGAAATAATAATCTGTATTTCCGAGGGTGTTAAGTATCCTTTTTCTCTTTTTTGTACTTGTTCCTGCTTTTCTATATATTTAGGACGATTGGCATATTCCATAAAATTTTTAGGAATTTTTTCTGTAATAAACATATATCTAGCAAATTTATTAATTGCAGAATATTTTACAATTAAATATGAAGAAGATCTTTTTTCAAAACTGACAATATAGATGTTATAATCATCTAATGTAATTTCTTCAACAGGTTTATTTGTTTTATCGAGGAAGTCGATAACATGAACCGTATAATAATAAATAGTTCTTCTACTGTTTTTAGTAGAAATTAATGAACAAACAAATCCTTTTAAATAGGGATATTGAGGATGTGATTCGCAAAGATTATTAGTTAGAATGTCATATTTTTCATTATCTCTATCTTTATTTGCCATAATCGCTAATCTCCTTTCAGTTCATATGTCTTATCACATAGTCTGCTGCTTTGTATTCACCACCCAGTTCTCTATATTCTTTGTAACTGATTTCTGTTTTTTCGCTATATCTTCTTGTTGTTGGATTATACATTTGCTTGTAACAGTAAATTGTAAATTTGTCTTTAAGAGCGCGTCCTCTTTTATCTCGAATTGTTTCACGAATTTCCTTTTTATCTAATCTATAAAAATATTTATCTTTCATATGATACTTTAAAAGATAATCTTTTGAGTATCCTCTATCTCTATATTCTTCTCTTTCGCCACACCAACATTTGCCTTGATTTATCTGGTTTTGAATATGTGCTTTAAATTTTTCTCTGGAATAGTTCCTATAAATCTTACGAGTATTAAGATTTATAATTACGTCATCTCCCGCAATACCACCTTGATCCCCCGGTTTCCACAAGAAGTCTAATTTTGTTCGTATTACTAGAGCGCCATTTTTAGTCCAGTGCATTTTACCTGTCAGTGGGTCGATGTATGTTTCTTTTCCTTCATTGATTGCTTTCTTAATGGCACTTGTCTTACTATTCAGATTACTCATCTCTGTATAAAAATATATAAAAGGCAAAACAAGAATCATAATTAGCCCAATCATATAACCAACTCCTTTCTGTTAGTTTGTCTTTGATTTTGTATGTAAATTCTATCATTTACACGAATTGTTGTCAATACTATTTTATGTCCATTATTTAATTTTCATTTATTAAAAATTTATAAACTCAATTCCCTGATTTTTAAAACAGCCAATAAAACATTATCGTTTTTAATTTCCGTATCACTATTTAATTTTTATTTACAACATCTATTTTTTATGCTATAATGGGGGTGGTTGGGGCGGGATAGTATTAATAATAATTACTTATTATAATTATATATAATATATTAATATAATAATATATATTATACTTACCCCTCCCGACCGCCCTCTATTATAATAATAAAAACTTTATTTGTCAATATTTAATTTTTGCTTGTTTAGTGACCATAATGTAATACTACCAGATTCTCCCAGTTATTTATATTGAATCCTTTTAACAAATTCAGACAAGGTTTATATCTTCTGTAATAATCTCCCGTTTCAATTACCTTTTCAATCATTTCAATCGCATCCTGAATAGGGATTTCTCTTAATGGGTCTCCATATTTATCTTCTATTATTCTTGTATTACCATCATCAGCAATGATATAACAATCAGTAGCAGGATATTGTGCAAAATTGATTGGCACACAACACAAATCAAACGAAGCAATTACTTCACCCCATTTTCCGTCACACCCTTTCCAGTCATGTTTGTCAACCACATATAATTTACTTTCGTATCCCATTATTTACCTCCTTATTCATTCCTCATCACTCCACATTTTATCTTCATATTCATTTTCTACAATTCGTTCATCAAGAATATCTGTAAAATAATCATCTTCTGTGTTATCAATAACTTCCTGAATTAATTTATCTCTGTATCTTGACCAATGTTCAGGAAGTTTATTTTCCACAAAATCCATTACTTCAGCATATGTCCAAAAATCATCATTCTCATATAGATTTTCTGCCTGATATTTTGCAATGAACATATCAACTTTTCTCTTCTCTTCTTCGTTAAGAAAAGGCAGGATTTCTTCTTCATATACCCTTTTCCATGTTCTGTATTCACATGCAGCGAATAGATCGAAATATTCATTGTCACATGTCCAAATAGTATAGTATCCCTGAATCCAAGAATTTCTGTCAGAAAAGACATGAACAACAATTGTATCATCTTCTTTATTCATGTCCACACAATAAATGCACCAAGGCTGATATAAAGAATCTTCATATGCCTGTTTCATAGCCTTGATGATTTCATCATATTTTTTATAAAGTGTTTCTGTAGTTGTCATTTTAATTCTCCTTTTCTTCTATACAAACATTAAGGTCTCCAAATTTCTCTATTGCTTTGATAAGCCTTTTAAGTTTACCTGTTTCTGAAAGCCAGATTTTATATCCCTCTTTTCCGTCATGTTTGTCATCACAACGGCAATGTCCGGGTTCATAGTAACAACTGAGCCAATATTCGGCTTCATCAACCATCCACTGCAATGTGACTCCATGTTCAACATTGTAATAACGCCGATCAGAAAAGACTTCGCTTTTTCCATCAGACAGCGCAAGATATTCACAACCAATATCCCACATTACATCATCAAAACGCTTGCAGATTTTCTTATATTCTTTTTTAATCATTTGCGTTCTCCTTTCAATTAAAACTCATACACGTCATCAATTTCTCCGTTTGCACAGACATGGCAAGAATAAGAAGGATAAAAAGGTTTGTAAGCGTCATAAATATATATCCAAACGTCTCCTTTTGTTGCATATTTATATCTTGCTTCCATAGCTTCTTCAAAAGAAGAGAAGAGTTCTTTTATGCTCCCTCTTTCATTGTCTTCTGTATAAATAGCGTAGATATCTTGTTTTAACATTTACTTTCTTCCTTTCTTTTAATAAATAGGACTTAATGTATTCAGATTGTATAACTCATCAGGATAAATATGCAGTTGTACTTTTTCTTTTTTATCATTATCAGATAATAAAGTACATAGATACATTGGCTGGCACTCTTCATCACATTCTTGAAGAGTAAGCTGTCGCTCGACTTTTATAACTCTTCCATCATATTTCTGATAGTCAGAATAATCAGTTTGAAGTAAATAAAGTTTTCCAATTTTAATCATTTGCATTCTCCTTTAATAACAAATTCCATAAAAACCACTCATAGGAACCTTTCCGTTTTCATCCTTTGTCCACACTGTAGAAAATGGAGTGAACAAACGGAACTGTCTGTCGTTTTCAAACATATCATTTATCGCATCTTCAATCCAATAACTTTCCAATGTTTCTCTTGCTTCTTCTTTTGTAATTTCAAACGGGGTCGCATTGATTTCTTTGTACTGTTTATAATATCTCATTTTTCTCATCTCCTTTTAATTAATGATTAAATCTAATATAAATATTCATCCAGTCCTCACCGAAGTACTCAATGAATTGTTTCTCTACCTCAGGATATTTCTCTAAGATAGTTAACTTAGCAATTGAATCCCAATCAATGATAGCATACCAATCACCTGCATATTGTCCTTTGCTGAATCGCAAAGTATCAAGAAGCCAGTTCATTGACTCCTGACGGTGAATTTTCTTAATGCAATCTTTTAAAGATATAAACTGTGAAGCAAAGATAATATTATGCATTACCTCATCAATTTCGCTTCCTGCAACTCTTGTGCCGCTAATCTTAGGATCGAATGTAATCATTTTTTATCTCCCTCCTATTTAGTCCATTAACGGATTCTCTTCAAACATATCATTCCAATAATAATCAAGTGCCTTTTCCCAATCATCATCGGAAATACCATATGCATTAGCCAACTCAACGTCATCGAAGATAACGTATTCATGATACAGGTCATGAAGATAAGCACCAATTTTATAATCCTCAATTCCCTGTTCTCTTAACCGCTCTACTCTGTCTCTGTAGTAAAGCGTTTCTGTATCAATCCGAATCTTCTGTTCTTTTAGTGTCAGGGCCTCAGCGTCTTTCTTAGTGATTTCTTCATAAGTCATTTTAATTATCTCCCTTCGAATTAATGAAACAGCATATCCAAATCAACTTCTGTATCACTATGACCGATTGTAATTTTCCAATTGTGTTCTCTTGCCCATTTACGGCATTCCATTGTGGTTCCCTGAAATGCAACTATTGTATCGTATTCCAAGTTCTCATATACGACTGCGTTTTGCGTGTTATCAGGAATTTCAAAGACAGGATCATATCCTTTTGCTACAGCAAAATCGTACAATCCAATCGTATCATCTGCTGTAAACACCTCTGTATACCAATTATAGGGATTGGCCTCATATCCCTCGGCTTCGCATTCAGAAGCAAAAACTCTTTCGTTTTCCTTGTACCACTCGTTTACAATCCAGCCGGGGAAAAGCATATCTGTAAGATTATCAGTGTAGCATTCTGCTTCGCTAAATAATTCAGTAGAATCACAGTAGATGGTCACAGGAATAAGTTTTGCGGGAAGATGTTTTTCGTTCTTCATTTTTATTCTCTCCTTTAATTAAAATATTCATATACATCGAAATCTTTTGTTCTCCACTTGTCAAACGACAAGTTAAGACCGCATTGTGTACAACATCTTTCAATTAATTCTTTATCTTTATATGTTATTTCAAGCGTGCATAATTCCATATCCATTTCGTTTAAATCAGGATTATAAAGCCACATATCAATATTCATGGCATTATTAAAACCAATATCGTAGCCAAACAGAGTATTTAAATGAGCATAACAATCAATGTCAAATATACTATCTGTTGATTTCATTAAATTCTTAATATAGAATTCCATTGCAGGAGTACCTACTTGAGATTCATCAAAAATACCATTGCGTACTAATGTGTTAATTGCCTGTTCTCTTGTTGTTTTCATATTTGTTTACCCCCTTTAATTAATGTATGCTTCACAAATATCTACGATATGTTTACAGAACTGTTCAGGAATCCTTGCCCTTTCCTTTGCACCTTTAAGCCCTTGCGTTCCTGTTCTTGAACCTCTTGGTGCTCTCATATGACAAGGGTCTCCGTTCTTACACGGTGGCTTAAACTGCGGGTCGGGATGATTTGTCCAAATGTCGGTGGGTTTCATCCGACTATCCCCATATTGACAATATGTAATTGTATATCTTGGAATTCCCTGCATCCATTCCATTTTCCTCATTGCCCCTCTAGGGTTCTCAATAAAGAAGAATATAGGATTTAATTCTTTTATCAAATCAAGCACATGCTGATCAGTGGCGTCACAGAATTTTGCATAATCTGTAATTGGTTCAAGATTTCCATTTTCAGGATTGCGTTTTCTGTGTTTACTGATTGCAGCCACACTGAATGTTGTACAATCAGGTGATGCCCAAATAACATCGGGATGACCAAACTTTTCAAGGATTTCTGTTGCGGTCAGTTTACTGATATCTGCATATAAACTGATGTTTTCAAAATCCTTATCCCATTCTACAGAGAACACTTCATGTCCTCTTGCCTTGAATTCTTTTCCGATTGACTGTGTGCCAGCGAACAATTCTAATACTTTCATTTAACAATAATCCTCCTCATATTCGCCCCAATAGGCTTCACCAGTTTCAATTCCACAACGAATTGCATAATCGCCTGCAAACTGAATTCTTTCTTCATCCGTTCCGTAGGCACATTCATCACCACACTCAACAGCGTCAAGTGATCCGATTCTCAGTAGTCTCTTGTATTCTGCATCCGTAATTTTAATTTTGATTTCTTTCATTTTATTTACCTCTTTTATGAATACATGTCTTCCTCAATTTCAGCCCCGCCAGTGCCAATTTCATACCCCCTGAAGAATTCTGTTAAGAAGTCTTCATCATCCACAACTTTATCGAGGGCATCCATGATACTAGGTTTCCATTCTGGATGATTTTCATCTGCGTCTTTACACATCATTTCAATATCATATCCTCTGGTCTGAATTTCATACCAGTCTTCTTCAGGGATTATGAACATCGTTTCCGTGAGGTAATCATTAAGCAGCGACTCCTCAATTGCATCCGCAAGATCAGGATCACCAATGCGATCAACGTGTTTCCAGATACTCATAAGTCTTTCTGTCATTAAATTTTCTCCTTTTCAAATGATGTATTGTTTATTTTTTTAATGATTTCTTTTGTTGCATGTTCTTTAATCAATCTCTGAATAATATAATCAGGATTGACTTCTGTAATAAACGAATACAATCTACTTCTAAAGAAACGGTTTATGTTTCGTATCTCTTGAAGTGCATTATATTGCTTAGCGATCCAACTTTTTTCTTTTTTAGGATCATTTGGTTTGGGTTTTTTTAATTCCTTTAGAGCATCTACATAATCATCACATGCTCTAACAATGATTGCGTTCCCGAAGTCTTCATAAGGCTGTCGAGAATCGTAGTTAATTAATTCCATTTACGCCACCTCTTTTTCTTTAAGAATTTCATCGACTTCTTCCATTGTAAGGATTCGGTTAATCTTCATACGTTGTGCCAGAATCCAAGCCCCGCCTTGTGATTCGGGTCTGTCATAAGATTCCCAATCTTCGACCTCACATTCGACCCAAACTCGTTTCTCTCCATTAGAGAGTTCTGTTTTAAGGTGTGGGGCAAGCGGTGTGAAGCAACAATGCCAACCACAACGGACTGCAAATCCCTTAGTGGGATGACACTCTGCATCCATCCATACCCCGATTGGGGTAGGAACAGATTTGTTAATGAACAGGGGATGAAGTTTACCATCGGTTTTAAGAATACGAAGAAGTTTATATGCTTTCATATTTAATTATCCTCTCTTTCATTCATTTCTTTTTCAGCTTTAATTAACTTATGTCGATAATAATTATAATCAACATATGTATCTTTATCCCAATATCCTTTACCGAATCCCTGATTAGGATCGCCGTAACTTCTTCCTGCACATTCTTCATAAGTTCCTTTATAAGATGCAGAAACAAGTTTAAGTGGATATTTTAATTTATCTACTTGTTCGTCATAGCATCCTATATCAATACCATTACATCGATTATTTTGTAAATCTGTTTCTCCATATTTTAAAATTTCTTCCATTGTTTCAGGATAATGGTCGTAATTATAAATCATTCCTTCACAATGATTCCAATATGCCAATATTCCGTACAAATCAGCTTCATGGTCTGTACCATGAAACACATATCCGTAATCCCAATACGTATCTTTAATATAACCACCACCGAATTCTTTTGGGATTAAAATTTTGTAACTATCTCCATACGTTAAATTACTTCTTTTGGTTGTGTGATCTGCTCTTGTCCAACTAAAACTACCCATAATTAATGCTCCTTTCTTTTATTTATTTAATCTATTACCTTTTGTTTCTCTCAACCGATTCACACACTCCTGCAAACTCTCAGGAATGTGTATCACAGTCAACAACACATCATCCTTAAACAGATATGCTCCATTTCCATAGAGCAGAATCTTATTTGGTTTGCGTTGAGACAAATATAAACCATCAATCCAACGCTTTAAATTCGGATCGACAGATGATTCGCTGTGCGTAAGTCCGTGTCTCCATGCACGCCGTACTACTTTAGCTTGCGTCTTTTTTTGAATGCCACATCGTTGCGACATTCGCATCGATGCATGCTTTGTAAGAATTGCCATGTTTAATTATCACTTCCTTTCATTTGCCTTATCAGTAATAATAATTACACCTACACCAAATTCAGTGTATGTATCTAACAGGTTATCAATCAGATTTCTTTTTTCTTTTGTTTTCATATATTTATTTTTCATAATATGATGACAAATATCTTCTGTAGCCTTAATAGCTTCATCTACCTTATCATCATCTTCTGCCTCATGGAATTTAATGAGGCAATCATACGCGCCGTCAATTGCCCAAATATTCATATATCTTCCACATGAAGTCGATGCCATTTCATCTTCTTTTTTCTTGTTCCATGTTTTATTAATCTGATCGGTAATACTCATCTGTTTTGCTTTGTAGTTTTTTACTTCTGTTGCAATTTCCAGCCAGCTGCCACGAACAGAATAATCTTCGTCATGAAAATATACAGAATAATCATTACGTCCATGACGGAAAACATCTGCATGATTTCCGTTTTCAAAAATATAAGTAATTTCTTTCTCTGACATATCAAATCCCTCCTCAATACTTTTCATACCCATAAACTCCTCGTCCTCTATCACATCAATATCAAAGAAATCTTTAAATGCTTCCATGATATCAAACTGATCGGTTCCCTCAGGCCAGAACATAAATGGTTCTATTGTCTGACCGTAATCATCTGTGTTTATCTTTTCGAATTCGCTCCACCAGACTTTAGCAATTTTTCTTTCTTTTTCTGACGTCCAATATTCTACAATTTCGTAAATCAGGCACCAAGGATCGTAGTCATAGAACAGAATTGTCTTCCAGTCTTCTGAGGAAATGCAGCAATCGTTTTCCCTCAGGTAATTAATAATATAGAAGTTAGATACTTCAATGCGTTCATGATCGTTTTTCATGTTTTCAATGTTTTTAAGATTCATTGTAAACTCACTCATTTCTTTTACCTCGCTTTTCTATTTAATAATCTAGTATATTTACTTTGCCATCATCCTGATACTCAAATTCCATTCCGAAATCTTCAGAGGCACAGATTCCAGTCCACAGCTGTTCATAAAATCTGTTTCTGGCTTGTTCTTCTGTTTCGTTGTCCTTCATACGCATAGCTACTTTTACATTGACCACAAATTCTTTTTCCATAGTATTTTCTTTTACCTCCTTAATCAATTATAGGCAGAAACTCCATCACACTATCCACATCTTCTCTTTTTACATGGATGTAATTACCACCACCAATCATCTTGATGCATCTATCTGTTAAATCTATGGCAGCAATATAGTCCGTGTTAATAATGGACGTTTTAATTTTATTTGTGCTTCTCTCATAAGGCTGTACATCATGATGGATTGTTACAAACATTTTATTTACCTTCCTTTTCTTTTCTATTGTGTGTTTTTTCAAAACTCAATATGCTTCCCAATCGAATGCCAGTAAGTTACTGTAACTGCATACCCTTCAGATTCGGGAAATTTCTTTTTAATGGTTTCATATAACTCCCTTGCTTTTTCTTCAGTCCAAGCAGACTCAGGATCAGTGGCAAAAAAATGTCTTCCGTTAAGTGCCACATTGATTCTATATCCATTCATTGTGTATCTCCTTTCAATAATCATTATCGATATCGACAAGTTCCCTCATCGTTTCTGTTGCGGTAACATAACCCATGTCATATAGTTTTATAATTTTATTTATTCTAGTTTTCATTCTTGCCAGTTCGTCTTTGGAATAAAACATTTCCTTCTTCCTTTTTAAAATGTCGTTTCCGTATTCCTTCATATATCTTTTACTCATTGCGCTCTCCTTTTTCTTAATCCCAATTTAAATCAGTAAAGATTCTGTAATCTTTTTCGTACTTAAACCCGTTCTGTTCAAGACGATAAATAATCCAATCACAGATGGCTTCGTCACCAACTTCATCAGCTTCAGCCATCCATTCATCATAAGCAGCTTCTGCTTTATCCAAAAGTAGTGCATTGCTGTTTTTGTAATGATTGACAGGCATTATAAACATTGCCATTCCATTAAGTTCGCTTTCCAGAAGTCTCCCTTTTACCATATCACACATATTCATTTTTCTCCTCTTCTGTATTCTGCTCATACATATAAGTGCTTACATCTGCCAGTATTCCCCACAACCATACAGGATTAATTGTTTCTGTATCCTGATGGTTTGTGTAATATTCAATTCCTTTTAAAAGAACATTACAAAATGTGTTCGCTTCATTGGGTGTAAAACTAAGTGTAATTTTTGTAAGATTTTTCATTTGTCTCACTCCTTTCTTTTAACAAAACGGTAAATCGTCAGGTATTGTTTCTCCAAAGAACTCTTCTCTGGAATATGCTTCTCCGTATCCGTTAAAGTCGCATTCTGAAATAATTTTTTGTATCTGGTGTTTATCTGTGACCAGTTTACATTCAGTATTCGGATCAGTCTTGACCCAATCCTGACTACAATACAGTTCCGTTTCTGTGTTGAAAGCCACACAATCATATCTGTGACTTCCTGCTACTGCATCAGGGGTTTTAAATCTGAGAATCATTTGCTTTCGCTCCTTTCATTTAATTATTACTTGTCACTTTATTAATCATACCACAGAAACACTCACGCAGTTGTGAACATTTTGTGAACATTTCTGTGGTTGATTTAATTATTTATTCTTTCTTTTCCGTGAGAGAATCATGTGTCTTCCTTACGGGACAATTCTTACAACACGAGTTGTCTGTAAGTGTATCCTCTACACAATTGAGGCATACAATATCAATCGCTTCAAGAATTTTTGCTTTATCCATTTAATTATCACTCCTTTCTATTAGTGTGCATCAAACAGAACAGCTTCACCGCATTCAAGTCCCCAACAACCACTTGCCTTTTTGTTGTGACCTGCATAATGGTAAAAGCACTCAGAGCAGTTACCGCCACACAGATAGATTGGCTCCCAATCTTCAGCGGTACAATCTCCGTTGGGGAACTTAACATGTGCTACAGGGAGATGATATGGATTATACATTTCCATATTAGGCCATGCGGATAACACAGGATGCACGTTCTTGAAATACTGCGTGTTCTCAAGACCGTCACACGACTCAATGAATTTTGCAATTCCCTTATAATTCTTTGTAAAAAATAGAATATGACAAGCAAGATTTTCTTTTGCCATTTTTTCGATGTAGAAGAAATCCTCGTTTGTCAGGTCTCCACCAACATTCAAACGCAATTCCGTTACGAACTGTGCCTGAATCTGTAAGGACATTTCTGTCCAATAGCGTTCGGGATCTTCTTTGTGAATTGCAGAATTGACTGCCCTTGTCTCCTGTACATCAGGGAGCCAGCAGACGTTCTGTATATCGTAGCATCCACCATACAGGCAACCACCCTCTCCATTGTCGCCAACACAATTGTGACAATCAACACCGGGAATCAGGGAACAGGTACGGCAATTGATACCTGTCTTGCTGTTTCCGTTCATCAGACGGACATGATACTTTTTAACTCCGTCTGCAATGATTGCATCTCTCTTGATGCGCATCTGTGCCATGCGGTTGTTGATCGCTTTTCTGGAAAATACTACGAATCTTTTTGCCATGTTTAATTACCTTCCTTTCTGTTGTATTTAATTTAAGCAAGCTCAAGATGATTACTTGCCAATACCCTGCCGATCATTGCCTTTTCAACAAGTTCCGCATCCTTGATAGCCGCAAGTTCTGCGCCTTTTGATTTACGTTTCACTTCTTTAATGCATTTCCTTACACCAGTAAATGCGGTAAACGATTCAAAACCCGACTGCCTTGTTACGGGAGTGACAACAAGATAGTAACCTCTGGGTTTTTCGGTGTAGTCAAACAAGTTGTAACCGCCCAGATCATAGGTGAGTTCAACACGCAGGTCAGTGGTTCCTTTGTTATTTGCTTTGA